CTGACTATTGCCCGGCCGCTGCTAGACACCTTCGCCACACGCTGCACTAACGCCAACCGTTTGTCCTTCGCATCGCGATTTATGGACTCGCGGGACGCTCCCCCATGAGGTGTCATATGGGGTGGCGAGTGCTTGTGCTGGTTCGGCTTGCTCAACCTATGGGCGTCCACAGGTTGGCCGGCGTACGATACCGTTACAGACCACCTCTGCCTTCTTGTTTACATGGTCACCAGCAGTAGCGGGGACAGGATTCGAACCTGCGATTTCAGGGATATGAGCCCTGCGTGTTAGGCCACTACACTACCCCGCATCATTTTCTTCCCAGTGCAACAGCATATGGCAATTTGCACACAACACGTCGCACTTCTCGATCTCCTTCTCAATACGGCGCAAGCCCCATCCGCGACTGATCATGTTCGCGACTTCCAAATCTTTTGCCGTAGGGTCGCGATGATGAAATACCAAGTACGCAGGGTGGTCGGCCCCGCACTCAATACACGGATGCGTCTGCTTGTACTCAAAGACCCACTGTTTGACCCGGGCCTTATGCTCTTTAGTCTTCTGCCTGTAGTAGGCCTTGTTCTTCTGGTAGTATTTGTTCTGCGCTTTCCGCTGGCTAGCGCGACGTTTCTCTGAATTACGCGACATGGCGGGCTCCGATACGGTTGATTTTCCGTATCATACCCGCCATGTGTGGTTATGAGCAATATCAAAAATGGGCTGCGGCGCTACGACTAATGCTGCACCCTTGCGGGCTTTCCCTTAGCACACGCCGCCGAGGCATAAGTAGCTTTAACTGTCCTCACCCAAAGGGCGCTCGTAGGTTTTATTCGGTTCCCGGTGCCCTCCCGCGTTTAGCGCGGCGGCTGCCTACCGGTTTATCGCCTACGTCTGTCCTACCAACAGTCCCAGTCGAAGCTGGCTAGCGCTGTACCCTCGACCATATAGGCCCGGCCGCTCGGTTTACCGAGGGTATCTCAAGCGACTGTTGAACCGTCTGGCGGGAGTTGCGCCCGCTTAGCCGAGACCTACAGCCCCAGCCAGATACTGACCTGCCCAGTGGTTCGTGTGGTCACCGGAGTCGAACCGGCCGGCAAGCGGGCACTGGACCTAAAAGCCATTCCCGCCGCAGATTTCCGTCTACCACTAGTCTCCGAACTCTTTTCGTATGTCCTCAGGAACCATGTTCCTAAGCTTATTGATTCTGCCCTGGATCGTCCGAATGTGCAAGGCCTGTTCGGAGGTGACGTTGTCCACCGTCTCGAACTTTGCGATGAGCTGCAGCTCCGTCACGGCTCCGCGGCTCTCGTGGATGAACTGATCCGCACGCTGGTCGCCCGGGATGAAGGGCAACATCTCCTCGAGATCCTCCAGTTCCTGGAGCACGAGCTTGCACGTCCTCAGCATCTTGGTGGCCTTCATTCGTCACCTCCTATTACCTTTAACCGGTGTTGAGGATTAGAGTTGCAGCGGTCGATCTGCTTGTTCCACCATGACTCTGATATAAACCAGCCCCTTTCATTATCATACTCGCATTCGCCATCCAGTGCATTGGCAGCTTTGAATGCGTCGCTTACCCTGGCCGGATCGGGGGGCATCACACCACGCTTCTCACAGATGCCAGTGATAGCAACTCTAGGGATGAAAATGCCTGGCGCACGGTCTTTCGGCGCACACCGCACGATCGTCGCGCCTCGCCCTTTGGTCGTGTCGCCCGGGCGTGCGAATCGAATGTATCCGTCACAAATTTGCTCATGCAGCAGGGCTACCAGCTTCTGCGCGGGCTTCTTGGGTAGCTCCGCCACGTTATCTACACGGCTGCCAGCCTCGTAGATCACCTTGACTGGCCCATGCTCTTGCATCATGGACGCCATGTCGTCGATCACGCGGATCAGGTATTCGTCCGCATGTGATTCCAGTTTGAACTTGCGCTGGCTGATACGCCTGAGCCACAGAGGCAGCACGCGCGGCAATAACTGCCTCACATGCGCCCCCGGCTCTACGGCCTTGGGTCCGTTTATAAACCGCCACGAACCAACGAGTGACCAGACGTCGGCGTGCCATTTATCGGTGCACAGGATGGTGTTTGCTTCGTAGCCGCCGTGTGCCATGACGTCCTGGACACGACGAGCTTGGTTTTGCATGTTCACCATTAACGGCCAGCGATGCCGGGCTGTGACATCAGTTATCACTCCCAAAGATTTGTCTATGCCCGCCGGCGTCGCAGACGCACTACTGTACTCACAACATCCGCACGTTCTTGCAGTCTCTTTCCCGCAGAGCACAGCACCATGACCGATGAGCCCTATACCGGTCACGTGCTGCCCTACTGCAGGCGCCAAGATATTCGCTCCGATACAGGCGGCGGTTGCCCACACCAGAGCGTTTGCTGGGCTGTCCTCCAGCAGCGGAGAGAGATCGGGAATCACCGCTGTAGGCGCATCCAGATCCTGGCCTGGTGCCCATGCGTCGACAACATGAGCGGGCTCGTCGCACACCTCACCTCCGACGTGCACGGCGAACTTAGGGAGGCTGAAGCAGCTGTCGCGTGGCTTCCAGCCGAACTTTCCGTCTTCACGGATGACCTCGGGGGTGTGTAGCCCACGAGCAATATCGAAAATGTGCGGTGCCCATGCTCGCTTGATGACGACCATCTTGCCGAGCTTGGACAGCACCTTCTTCTTGAGCCATGTCCCTGGGTCGCTCTCGATCTTGCTCATGGGCTCAACGAATTCCACCTGCTCATTACCATAGATGATCCTCCCCTGATAGTAGGGGTCGGCGTCCTCGTCGTCTTCGATGCAGATGACCTTCTCCACCCTGAGAATGGCGTCACAGACACACTCGCCGGTTTTGGCGACGTGCCAGCCATTGCTCATCTCTTCAATGCCCTGGCCCCTGACTGTCGTGTTGTGGAACTGCGTGGCCGCCTTTCGGTGGCGCTCCAGCAGCTCCTGCACCTCGTCGCAGCAGCCATCCGTGAATTGCATCAACATGTCGGGAGGGATGTCGATGTTTTGCAGCAGCGTCGCAGCCGCGTCCTCCGGGATTACGCGTAGATGCGCCTCTAGCGCCTCTGCCCAGGGTCGCGCCCGGCGCTGCATGTCTCGCAGCCACATGTGCGGCGGCCGCCGCCACGTGTATTGCGCAGCAGGGACGATGCTCACAAGCCCATCGGCACGCGCCGCCATGTTGAACAGGTTGGCCGACAGCACCTTGTCCCAGAAGATGAATCGTTTGTCCGGTCGGGTACGCCAGAAGTCGTACGTGCGCAGCTCCCATTTACGGGTCTGCCGGCGGACCAGCGCGTTGTACGTGCCCACGATCGGCAGCGGGAGGTCCGCGTCCTTCATGTGCCGGGCCTGCAGCTTGAGCGCCGTGGCCGGATCGGGGATCACGAACACCTGATTTTTGAAGAGCTGCGCATGGGACGTCGGGCCGTTCAGCACGTCCGCCATGCACACGCCGATCTCCGCCACAGCTGCGGCAGCCCCGTGCGGCGCCAGCTTGGAGTCGACCAGCCGGAACGTGTAGTCTTTGTCTCGCTCGGCGTGGCGGCCGATGAACAGCACACCGGCACAGCGCTCGGGCAGATCGTGGAAGGGCACCACGAGCATATCGTTCCAGCCCTTGCCGCGGAACATGTTCGCGTGCTCGTTGCGGCCCACAGAGTTCTCTTTGCGCGGACCGGCGTGCGGGTAGAACCCCTGGATGCAGCGGAGCTTGTCGGCCCCGCCGATGAAGCGCCCCATGCGCTTCCGCCAGTAGGCCCGCTGGTGGTCCTGCGGGAGGCCCATCTGCTGGAGGACGCGCTCGAGCTGGACGTCCCCGTCGGCCATCAGCCGGCGGCTGTCCTCGCGCAGCCGGCGAATGTGCGTTTGTTCGGCCACGTAGCCCTGCTCGTAGCGCCGGATTGCCTCCTGAGTGACGGCGTCCGCCGGGAATGGGAGCCCGGAGGCGACCAATCGCCGGATTGTGTCCTCCAAACTGATCTTCCACGTTTTTGCTGCCAGTTCTATCATATCTCCAGAGGAATGGCAGTCAGGGCAGTAGTGCCAATTCCCGCCGAACTTGCTATCATTGTAGATAGTCAGGCGGGGTTTCCTGCACATCGGGCAGGGCACCATCAGCGGGATGGACGTGGAGGCGGCCTTGATTCCTAGCAATGGCAGCACCTGGTGCCATCCGATATGCGCGTTGATCGACCGGCGTCTTAACATGTAGACCTCGAAACAGGGAACAAACCATGTCCAGCGTAATGGATCAAACAGAAGACCTCAACGGACAGGAGATTCATCGTATCAACTCCATCTATCCGTTGCCAGCCTTTGTCAAGTCCGCGAGCCAACGTGACATCTGCGGAGATGACGACGTCGCCCCCCATCAGTACGCCGACCTCTCTCGTCGGCGCTATCCCTGCCATACCGGCGCAGCCACGGTCATGTCCTCGATCTTCTTCCACGAGAAGCGGGCCGAGATGAGTGTCGGGCAGGCCGATCTGGTCGAGAGCCGTCTGATGCATGCCGCCCAGTTCCATGGCGTGGCCGATCAGGTGACCGAGATGAAAGAAAAGGTTGCCGCGGCCCGACGCTACGATTCGACTGAACTTCCGGATTCGGATTTCGCGGTCGTTTTCGATGACGGTCAGGGACAGCGTGAACGGCACTACCCGATGCGCAACATCGGTGAGGTCAAGGCCGCGGCAGATTGGCTCGCCGAGTATCGCGACCAGCTTCCGTATGCGGATCGGAACAAGTTCGCGACGAAGATACTCCAGAAACGTGCTGCATTCGGCGCGGACCTGCCGGAGCACATCGACATGCTGGAGAAAATGGCGGGCCTCGGTGTGTGTTCGGGTAAGCAGGCTGCGGAGATCATCCGCACCCGCATCAAAGCCGCAGGGAATACACACCAGCCGAGCGAGCTGCAACAGGAGTTGGAAAAGCTCGCCCGGCTGTGTGAGGAATCCTCGGATAGTATCCGGCACTACAGCGTTCTCACAAAGATCGCAGCGGTCGTGGACCAATTCGATCGTGAGACTGGCCTCAACCGCCGGTATGACAATGTCATCCAGCGACCCGAGGAGCTGTTCGCCGTCACCGAGAAACTTGCTGCCGAACTGTCGGACGACCTGGTGGGGTCGCCGCTCTCCGGCAATTATTACAAAAAGGCGGACTTGCAGCGTCTGCCTGTCAACGATCTCGCTGACGCGCTTGGCGATGATTTCACAGACGAGGTTGCGCCCGCAGGCGCGTGGGTCGACACCGAGAAGCTGGCCTCTATCGTTCCGACGTTGCCGCGGGGCGACATCGAGCTTTTTGATGAGGTTGCGGCTGCTTCAGGGGTTGAGCCTTTTGCTGTGAAGTCGGCGTCTTTCGGGCGAGCAATTTCTCCCGACGAGCAAGCGCGGCTCGCCGCGCAGCATAATCCTCGTCCGGGGAGCCTCTGGGATGGTGTGAACTAGTGCACCGATCGTAGAGACCCAATAGAAACCAGCTCGCGACGCCTGACACGATCACGAATACTGCGACGCACAACTCGAGCGGGGTGAGGGAGGCCATCAGTCCTCCTCATCGTCGTCGAAGTCGTTCCATTCGTCGTCTTCTTCGTCTTCATAGTCGTCGTCGAAGTCGTCGTCGAAATCGTCGTCTTCGTCTTCATCATCGTCGTCGTAGTCGTCGTCATCGTCGTAGTCGTCGTAGTCGTCGTCGAAGTCTTCGTCTTCGTCGTCGTACTCGTCACCCCCGCTGCTCTGTAATAGGGGTTCCGGCAACCATTTTTGATGGCGACCCGTTCTCGGAAAGGTTGTTGCTGACATTCGTCGTGGACTCCTTGTCACCGAACCGTCTGTCCCAGCACCGAGTCGCCAGTTGGATCGTCGTGATGATCGCAGTCCTGGTGGTCGGCGGAAATACGGGGCGGCTAAGCGGTTTCTCGCAGATGGGACAGCACACCTTTCGCCGTCCCTGAATGATCCTCGTAAACGGTTTCTTATCCGCTTCGAACCAGTGGAACTCCGTGTGGGCACACGTGCGTCCCTCCTGGATGACGAAGTCCCACGGAGGCGGGACCTTCTCCTTCAGCTTCTCCGTGCTGTGCTTGCTCATCAGCAGGTGGGCCAGCTCGGTGTCGAGCGGGAGCGCCTTCATCTGATGTGCCAGCTGCCACGGGACAGGCTGCATGTTCTGGATCGCCAGCCAGAGACCGACGTGGCGGTTCCAGGTGTCGAGGTAGTTGCAGAAACTACCGCCGACGAACAACGCGTTGCTACCGCGTTCGACCAGCGCCACGGCAACGCCGCGGGGACTGGAAATCATGTCCTTGGCGTGGACCTTGAGCATGAACCGGCTGCGCATCTTGCGGGCGCGGCAGCGGGTGAAGCTCTTGGAGTCCGTATCATAGATCATCATGTCGGTCGGCTTCTCGCCGTCTTCCGGCTTCACGATGTCCATGATCTGACGCCCGCTCGGCACTTCGACCACGTAGTTGACGAACAACTTCGAGTCGATCGCCGCGTGGTTGCGCACCGAATCAACGGCCTGCTTGCAGTGCTGAATCCAACCAGCCCTACTGGCCTCCGGTTTCACGTGCTCAGCATAGTGAGCAATCGCATCATCGAGCATAGCACAGCTCCTTGTTTGGGCGGATGATCCGCCGGTTTATAGGTATGGACATAACAATGCCCAGACCAAAAGAATAGCAAACGTCACGGGCATACATAGCCTCGTGAGACACACCTTCATCCGTTCCGCGGTCCGAATTCTGCTGAAGTCATCCGAGACCTTCTTGAGCGTCTCCGCTGCGATCGCAACGCTTACGACCAGCAGCAGCCACAGCGCAATCGAGACCATGCAGATGACGCTGAATACGATCTGCGTCATTCCGAAGTTCCTTCCGTTCGTTCGATGTTGACCTTGCGAAACTTACGATTCTCCGCTGGCGTTTGATTTTCGGCGAGCCGGCCGGGCCGACCACCGAGCGCCAGTCGCGCCTCGTCAGATAGCTTCTGGCGTAGTAGCCATTCACGCATCTTTTTCCATGTGCCTTTCGGCATCTGTTCACACGCATCCCGCAGCGCCCATAGATGACCGTCGTCCATCCACGTGTAATCCGTGATGAGCGGCTGGAACATCGCGTTGATGATCCTGCGGAAGTCATTCGGCGTCTTGGCGTACGGCGTCAAGCCCGTAAGCTGTACGTTCATGAACATTTTGACATCCCAACTGATGTCCTTGTGGTTGTTACGCACGGCGTCGAGCCAGTCGTTGGAGTGCTCGCCGTTGCGGGGTTGCAATTTCGTGTACCGCCAGGCGGTCGTCACACGATTGCCGTACCACCGGCCGATTATGTTGTTATCTTTTACTCGGCCGGACAGTGTTCCCGGATCTGCTGTGAGTAGCATCAACGCGCCGCCCATATTGAAAGGGCCGCGCCACGCATCGGCGATGATGTCGTGGCGCCAAAAGGCGGCGCCGTTGATGTACTCTTTCTTTTCCGGTGAGATAGCGATTATGCTTCCGAGATAGGGCCGGATCGGGAAGGAGCCGCTGGTCTGTGCCCAGCGTTGGAGGGTATTTTCTGCGACCCATCCTTCGACGTTACCGAAGTAATCACCGATATGCTCTTCCCAATGCGGCTCCTTTCGGAGGTCGCGTGGTCTTCTAGGCATTCACCTTTTTCCGGGTGCGAGCCTTGCGGGGCACCTTCTTGTCAGTCTGACAAATGCGGCAGCGCTCGCACGTCATTTTTCTTTTGTACGTCATCCCGTTCTCGCCAGGGCACACGAGGCGGCCGCTGGTGAACCGTACGAGCGTGGCGCGCTTGGTACGCAGCACCATGTCGCAGTAGGCAGGGACAACTTCGTCGTCAGAGGTCTGCATGTAGGCGGACCGAACGCCCTTGAGGGTCGGCGGCTTGCCGTCGATCTCGTGGGTGTCCTCATCAACCGACCACCACAACTTGGTGTTGGGCAGCGCGTTGAAATCGGTCAGTGCGGGCATCAATCGCTTGATGCGCCAGGACCGGGTGTACGCGTAGAACGTCACGTCCGGGCACTGTTCGGCAACGGCAATCCACTTGCGGATGTATGGGGCGTCAAAGAAGTCGCCCGTGACGTGGATCCGCAGCGTCTTGACGTTCTTCCGCTGGATTTCATCCACCATCTTGCTTACGAAATTGTCCTTCTTCACCGCCTTGTGGTTCGCAGCGTGGCTGCTCTTCACGTTGGAGCGGCGGAAGTGACCTTTCTTTCCGTAGCAGTTTGCAGCACACACTTCTGTCTCACCAGGGCAAGTGATGCACGGTGGGAGACTGAATGTATGAATGTTACCCAGTTTAGAGTTACCGGGCTGAAGCACGAAGCACCTCCTGTCGATTGACGGAAGGACCGCCGTCTGGCCAACGTGGCTTCGACAGCAGGTCCAAATTCAATCGACTGGGTTGGTGCTAGTCTTCGGTATTGCGGAAACGAATGCCCCGCCATTGACGCTCGTCACTGAGATCCAGCTGCGTGCTGCGCGGCGCGTTGGCCGTGCCCGGCTGGAACTGATCGACAGCGGTCATGTCGTCGTAGTCGCTGGCCTCCGATGCCTTGCAGTGTTTGCACGTGCGGGGCTTGGGATTACCAGCAGAATCCTTCTTGAGGATCGCCCACCCGCGACAGTCGCAGGAGAGTGTGTCATCGGTCCACAGGATCGTCAGGTACTTGGTCAGCCCGTTCGACGATGTGGACTCTTTGCATTTGGATGGGTACGCCGTACTTCCGTCGGAGCCGTGCTTGACCCCGTTCTTGAAGGTGTACTTCACCGCACTACTGCGTGTCGGCATCTTTGCTTTCTTCTTGACCTTCTTCTTGGCTACCTTCTTCTTGAGCCGGGTCATCTTGACCTTGGCCTTCTTTTTGATCTGCACCTTCTTTGGGGCCGGGCGCTTCTTCTTGCCCGTCCGTTTGACTGGTGCCTTCTTCTTCGTGGCTTTCGCCATCGCCTGTCTCCCTGTCGAGGAACATCAGGATGTCGAGTGCCAGACCTTCGTCGGGCGTTCCGGTGTCCACGTAGAAGTACCCCTCGGCATCGATCTCCACCGTGCCTACGGTTCCGCCAGTAAGCTCGATCTCGAGCGTTACCTGGCCAGTCCCGCCGTACGATATGTCGACCGGCAGTGTGGGCACAACGTCCCAGAGTGCAGCTCCAAGCCGCAGTGCTGCTGTTTTTGCCTTCTGGCTTACCGGCAGCGAGATGTGCGCCAACTGCGTGCGCATCTGAATCAGGTTCTTTGCTGTGGACATAGTATCTCCTATAGGAAAAGGAGGCCGCGGGTGGGGAAATGGGCAAGCAATAGTAAAACCACCCGCGGCACACCTGTTTGTTACGTGTCAGCGGTTTCCCGGAAACGGATTCCGCGGAACTGCCGTACGGCGGTCGCAGCGGACCGCGCATTGGCAGCCTCGTCTCGCACGCCTTGCAAACCGGCGGCCAGCTTGGCCCCGATCTCGGCATCCGAGTTCAGCTGTTTGACTTCGTGCTCGTTCAGCCGCGAACGCACTCGCTTGATTTCAGCGAGCAGCTCATCGCCGGCCAGGAATGAGAAGCCTTCGACCATTTCGAAGGCGCGCTCGACCTGTGCGATGGTGCCGTTCTGTACTATGCGTTTGGGATCTGTGAGAGCCTCCATCAGGTTATCAGTCGCGTCGACCAGCAGTTGGCGCGGTTCGCGAGCCATGTCCTCGAGCATCTGCTCGGTGAACTTGTTCATCTGCTCACGCGCCTCGCCGATCAGCTCAGCCGCCTCTTCGTCGGTGATCGCCGACGAGGTCAGCTGCGACTCGATCTGGTCGAGCATGAGCGACGCCTCCTCGATATCGACGGCGAGTATGTCGTTTGCGTTTGGCAGCGCCCTTCGGAGGATGCTGCGCAGCAAATCGATCTGCTCACCGTTGATGTTGCTGCCGCCACCAGCAGGCACGATCGCCCAAGTAAGCCCGAATTTCGTTGCGATTTCCTGCTTACTCGGCATCTTGCCGGAGGCTTGGTCGTAGACCTCAACTGCGAGGTCATCTTTTAGATCCGCCAAGATCTGCTCGTAGTCGCTGACGAAGTCCTCCTGATAGCCCATCAGCTCCTCGCGGAGCGTACGGAATCCAGAGAACACGTCAGCGGCACGGGTGACTGGTAGCACAGCCATTCCGCGCGTGGCAAACTTGATGGATGCGTTTGAGAGGCGTGTTCGGGCGCGGTACTCGAGGTTGCCGAGGCGTTTGCTCCAGTCCTCAGGACAGAACTTGAACTTCGGGTCTGTCCGGTACTTCTCCTGAACCTCCTTCTCCTTGTCTTGGCTACCGCCGTTGGCAGGGACCGACACTTTGGCGTTGTCGATCTTGAAGCTCAACCGCGGCCACGAGACGTGTAGCATCACGATAAAAACGTGTCGCGAGATGTGTTGTAAAAGCTGTCCGCCTTCGTAGGCTTCGCCGTCAGTCGGCATTGTCTTCCTTCGGCATGGGCAGGTTTTGTGATTGAAGCCATTTGATTTCAGAACCAATGGCCTGCTCGTAGTTTACAAACGGTCCCTGGATGGGGCCGTTGCATGGCGTAAGATCCGCCCAGAAGTAGTTCTGGATGTCCACGATCCGGGTCGACCCGAAGACGCGTGCGTGGGGCACGCCATTCTTCAAACGAACCAGTCGCGTCTCCAGAAGCAGCTTCTTAGCGTCGTCAGTGAGACTCGACCACGTCTCCACGTGCGAGGCGCGGCGAGTATCAATCTTCTCGCCAGCAATAGCCTGGCCGATGCGCTCAGAGTTGGCATCAACCAGATGACGAACTGTGCCGTCTCCCTCAATGACGATTTCGACATTTGGCATGTCGTCCTCCTTGAATAGTAAAAGTCCCAGGGCCGGCTTCCCCTTTAAGCTGGGCCGTGTGCGGCTATGATGGGCTCACACTTTGGCATGTATCCAACACCCCGGCTCCCGTCCAGACACTCACACCGACACAACTACGTGCGCGTCACGTGGGTGTAAGGCAGAGGGCACGCCCAACTCCTGTTGGAGGCCGTCGCCTCCGGAGCTGCTGCCCGTTCATCCTCGTCCTGGGACTTATTTCAGTTAACCGCCCTTTTGCTCACCCTTGATCTCGATTTCCTCGGGATCTTCGTAAGCCTCTGCGGTGTCGAGGGTTTCTTCAACCTCACCGAACAGGTTCTCGTAACCTTCGGTCAGGGCGCGGCAGCTGCCGCCTTGGACGCCGAAAACTGCGGTCGTTGCTTCTCCCTTGGGAGAGACCGTAATCTCGATGCGGGGTCCGGTGATAGGCATTTGTTCTCCAATCTTGTTCTCGTGAATAAAATTGGCAGGACTAGACGTCCCAGCCATCACCTCCGCCGCCGTCGCCTTCGACCGCGTAGTCACCGCCCCCGATGGGGATGACCAGCTTGATCGAGCCGTCGTCCAGTTTCAGTTCTTCCATCTCGGTAGCGCCTTCGGCTTCCGCCTTGGCTTTGGCAGCTTCGACCCCGTACTGCTGCTTGAGGTTGTCGAGTTCTTTCTCTTTACCCCAAGAGCCGTTGTAGTTGTCGAACGAACATTCCCCAGTGGTCTGATCGATCGTTACAGGGTATCGCCAACCGGGCAGTTGGACTTGGTGGCCGTGCTTGTTGCGCATGCCACCGCCTTTGCCCTTGGCGACGCCCATATATTGTGCGCCGGGAATCTTGTCGCACGCTTTTTTCAAGGCCGCGGCGTCCTTGATAGCGCTTTTGCGTCGAGTCATGTGGCTCAATGCAAATCTCCTAGTTGGAGGAGGGGTCTGCAGCCGTGGCGGCTCTCTCGGTGGAGACCTTCCGCGACTTGCGGCCAGTATTGTGAACGCGTTCCCCGTTGACCGGGTAGGTGTTCTCCTGGCAGAATTTTCTGATAGCGGCGACAGCATCTGCGTTGATCTTCGCTACCGGCGTGATTTCTCTCGCAGCGGCAAGAAGCTCTTCGGCAGTCGGACGGATCGCTTCAGCGTCGGGCGGGTCGCCCTTCTTGCCCGCGTCCTCCCACTTCGACATACGGTCGTCGTAGGCGTCATTGCGAGCGCTGATCACGATCTCTTCCAGCTCTGCGCCGGTGTATTGGTCGGTGCCGGTCACCACTGTACGCAGTGACTTTCCGTAGTGGGCCGAGTCGCAGTTGCGCCGGTCCAGGTGGATGCTGAGGATCTCGAGCCGCTCGTCTTGGTCCGGCAGGTCCGTGGACCACACCCGATCGAATCGTCCGGCACGCAGGAGTTCATCGGGAACCCCAGCCGTTCGGTTCATCGTGACCATGACGAACGTACGGGCGTCAGAATCGGACGCCATGTCCCGCTCGCTCAGCCAGTTGAGGAAGTAGCTCAACACCCGAGACGCCACGCCGCTGTCCGCAGCCTGGTTCTCGTGGGCGCCGCCGAAAGCCTTGTCGATCTCGTCGATCATGAGCAGGGCGTTCGGCATGGCTGCGACCATTTGGAGGGCAGAACGGATCTTCGCTTCCGATCCGCCGACATACTTGTCGAACATGCTGCCGATGTCCATCAGCACCAGGTCCAGCCCAAGCATCTTGGCCGCGGCTTTCGCCACCAGTGTCTTGCCCGTACCCGCAGGCCCGATCAGGACCGAGCCCCGTGGGAGCTCCAGCCCGACAGTTTGGGCGTGCTGGGTGTAGGCACGAGCGCGCTTACGCAGCCACGACAAGAAGGTCTTGAAGCCACCGATCTGATCGGCGTTCGGGATCTTCTCGTGCGGAATGAAGCGCAGACCCTCCACCTTCCGGATCACCTTCGCCTTTTCGGCGGCGATGATGTCCAGACACTGCTCGTTGACGCCCCCACTCACAGCACACGCGTACGCAAAGATGCGCTGTGCTTCTTCGGAGGTCGTTCCGAGCATCGAGCGGATGATCTTTTCTTCCAGCTCTGCATCCACAGTTGTCTTCTTCTTACCTTTATTGCTCCGTGCGGCGGAGCCAACGATGAAGTCGAACACGTCTTTCTTCATCTCGTCGTATCGCGGGAGCTCGAAGTCGATGACGTCGCAGTACTCCGCAATATCGGCGTGAGGGACTGGCGTGTTGGCCAGTGTGACGATAGGTCGCGTTCTCTTGTCGTTGCTGAGCGCGTTGTCGATGCAAATCTCCATGAGCGCTCTTCGTAGTTGCAGGTTCTTCTGCCCCTGGCCGTTGAGATACGAGCCAAGATCCTTCATGAGAATCAGGCCGTCCCCTGGCAGCTTCTGGGAAGCAGCCTCCTGCAATGCTTGTAACGGGTCGATACACTTCGTATTCCAGCTGGCTCCCGTCACACAGTTCCAGCTGTACCATCGCAGATCAACAGGCGTCTGCCTGGTATACTCGGCAGCGATCTCTTTCAGGGCTCGCTCTGCGCGGCCCTCGTCGCCAGACAAGTACACCCAAATGACAGACGATCCAGAGTCGATCTTCGACATGAAGGACTGAGCGAATTTAGTCGCCATCATCTCTCCTGTCTAAACGTACTCCTCTTGGACGTCTTTCACTTGTAACAGGACCTTGCGGTTCCTCTGCGTCTCCTCCGCGTTCGTCGAAGACGTCTTGCAATGCAGCACGGATCTGACTCCTGCTGCGGTCGAGACCGTAGCGATCGGCGAGTACACGTCTGACAGCGCCAAGTGCTTCATCCACATCCGGGTTTTCTTGGCGTTGTAGCGTGCCGTCTCGCGAGATAGCTACGAATTCCTCGCTTTGTATTAGGCCGTTGGCTGCGTCGAGCACGTCGTACAGATCCATATCGGCCACTAGGTTGTTCACGCCTCCGGTGGTGTGGGGCCACCCGTCGAGTCGCGTGATGATGTCCTCAACCCACGCCTGGCGACGGTGCTCCGCCTGGACGACCCCGAGGCAGCCCTCGAGCATCAGTACCAGCGCGCGGCAGTCGTTGGCGTCGTGGCGTACACGACGCGTCAGGTTGCCGGCAACCCCGTCGATCTCGCAGTTGCGCAGCATATCGCGGATGTCATCCATGGCGCGTGAGCGCGACGGAAAATCGCGATTGTAGTGACTCTGGAGCGCCGACATGATGAACTCCCGGTTCTGACCCGTCATGTACATCAGCCGGTGCCGAAGGTCCTCGAACTGCATCTGAATCAGTCGTTCGAAGCTGTCCTCCGGTGCACGCAGTGCTTCTGCGAGGATTTCCTGCAAATGTGCACGTGCGTTGCGTAGCGCTGCCGTGTCGTCACGTGACATGTCGGACGATAGCGCGACCGCGGCATCAATCTCGGTTGTCCCTTCAATGCAGGCACGGACGATTCGGTGGATGGGTAGCATGGCGAGCCAGCTGCGCGCGATCGGACGCATCAGGCGATGCCAACCAGTCTCGCGCATGATCTTGCCGGTATTGACGTGGTATGTCAACGAATCCGGCAGCGCAACATACAGTCGCATCTCCTCGGCCATGCGTCGATGATGATAGCACGCCAGGATGACGTCTCCTACGGTGGCATCCCACTCGTAGTTGCCGTCGCTACTCCTCGCCGAAACGTATCGTCCACCGTAGTCCGACATAGATGTAGCGGTGTGCGTTACGTGCGACAGCACGCGAACGAACGAGTAGTTGGCGTTGAAGACTACTGGAGTCGGTGCGCGCCAGGCCTCGTTGCGAATCCAGCTGCGGTCGTTACCAATGGACCGCAGCCGCTCCTGGTCGATGGTCTCGGCGGTTCGGCGCCCGCGCCTTTGCCGCCGTTCACGTAGGTCTGGTGTGATAGCCGTGTAGTCACTATCAGACGTTTCGGGCATTCTGGGCATGCTGTCCTCCGACGGACAGCCAAGACTCAAATCGGTTTGAGTTTGCTGCCCTCTTCTTCTTTGGATTGAATTGCCCCAAGCATACGCTTAACGGAGTCGGTGGCGTCGCCGTCTCGCAACGGCAGGGCGTCCAGCGTCTCCAGCAGGCGCCGCAGCCGGGCTTTCACCACGGCGTTGATCTCGTCGGTCTTCTCACGCTCTTTGTCGTAGATCGCGTTGAACATCGACGGATCGTCTGAGTAGGTCGCCTGCACCTTCTCCCACGTCTGCTCGTTCAAGATGCCGAGCCGCAAGACGTCGGGAGGAGTCATAATGCCCTCTTCATCTAGCGTCTTACCGATGTACTCAAGTATCTGATCAGTGAATGGTTCTTCTTCATTCGGATCGGGTGGCCAGATAAGGAGAGATTCAGTAATAGCCCACGCAATTTCCCCTGCGTCTGCGGGGTCAAACGCATGCGGACTGACGCTACCGTTGTAGAGGGCGTTGCAGAGTCGGATGAAGTCCGGAAGGTTAGTGTAAAACCCATCGGTCGTTACGAGTTCCCTCGCTGCCAGGAGCTTGTTGAAAGAAGGCTCCTTAAGCGGGGATCCCAACTCCTCCTGCATCTCCATCCGGATCGTCATCGGGTCCCAGTTCAGCCACTCCGGGCCGAGCAGGTCGCTCGCGGCGATCAACAGGACCGTCGCTGATGTCTCCGGGTCGAGAAGGATCTGCTTCATCTGCTGCGAGAGGGCCATGTTCCTGGTTCTCCATAACTATCCGGCGCCATTCCATCAGCGTCGGTTGGCCGAGGTCATATGATATGCCCTCAAACGTCGGTGGCATCTGCTCGGTCACGTCACCGTGTTGCAACGTGAAGTGCGTATCCAGTCCACTGATACTGAACCAACGCCGATCGGCCAGCGATAGAAAGCGCGGGGCCAGATACGGGATGTTCGGATCAGTGTCTAGCATCTTACCGTACTCTCGACCGATCGCCAGCAGCGCGTCGCCACGCTGCTGCAACAGGGAGATCATCATGTCCTGGTTGATGATCCCCCTCGGGATGATGTGTCCCGCTGTCCAGACTACGCATGCCTGCTCAAACGGGATCGTCCACGACGGGTCGAGTCCCAGGTAGGGCGGCATGTCTTCTTCAAACAATCGCACGGCATTCAGGATCGTGGACACAAGCAGCCGCTTCTGATGAAACAGCCGGTTCTGCCCCATGACCTGGCCGACTCGTAACTCGATCATGCTCTCTGTGCGAAAAGGAACTCTGCGCGGAAGCCAACGACTTGCGCGTTTGGGTCCAGGGCGTCGGCACCGTCAAGCATTTCGCCATCCGTACCGACCGGCCCTACGATTGGGTTGTCCGTCATCCCGCCGCCCGAGAAGCCACGCCGGGATGCTTCCTCCCGTGCCAGCTCCTTGCAGCGTTGATGCTCCACCTCGCCCCGGTCCTGGCCATCGATGACGACCTTGAGCTTGTCCATACCCACCCCGCGGACGGGTCCCGATTCTCGTTCGTTGACGACGATCATCCTATTTCTCCAGCGTTTCCGGTGCAATCCGACCTCCGGACTGCTGGTATTATGCTACCAAATCCGGATAGCTAAAGAAAGGTCGGGCCAATGCCCGGCCAGATCTTACATAAACTTACGAACTTTATAGCGGGAACAAGTGGAACAGGTTTTGGTGACGTCCTGTCCATAGTCCCCGACTATAAAGTCCGCAGGTCTATGTACGATCAGGCCGTTAGGTGGGTACCGGAGTTTCCTTTGGCTCCGGCGTGGGGGTGTCCGTATTTCCTGCCAGCGCAAGCTTTGTGCACCTGGCGCAGAGATCCGGATTCGGGATGCTCTCCGTTGGAGATAGTATTAGGTCGCGCCCGAGTGGCTTCAACTCACCGCATGAGTTTTTCTTAGCCTTCGAGTGCCGACCGCACCATTTGCAACGTAGAGGATCGTTATGAGAAGATGTGGGGGGCTTCTCAGGTTCTTGCGGCGGGGATGCCGCAGGGGGTTCCGGGCTTTTGGCTGCCCGGTCCGCGACTTTCGCAATCTTAGTCTCGGTACTTTGGAGGGACTTCCTGGTCTCGGCGAGCGCAGCTGACGCAGTGGCGAGCCCTTCAGTGAGGGTCGGGAGCTTCTTGAGCTCCGCCGCCGCTTCGAATAGCTGTCTCTCGAGCTCATCTTTGCCCGTCTCCAACTTACCGATCCGCGATCGCTGTTCGCGGGTTTCGGAAAGGAGTTCCGAATAGAGAAGAGGTCGCTTTTCTGGCGTCTCAGACGCCAGCACACCGGCCAGTCCGTGGGTGATGAAATCCTCCACGTAGGCCAGCATGTACTCCAACTGCCGCAACAAGGTGACAGGTGGAGGGTTGTTGGGATCGGCGATCTTGGACATGAGTTCGATCTCGATCTCCGCCATGTCCTGGATGTCTTTCGTGCCTTTGTCGGTTGCGTAATCACGCAACGCGGCGGTGAGTGTGGTCGAAACTCTGTTGTGCACTCGACTCTTGGTGGCCAAGACGCGCAACTTTTGTTGTTTCTCCCGATGGCGCTCCAGCAGATGCTGCCAGATGAAAGCGCCTACGGCACCCACGGTGGCCAGAAAGGCAAGGCCGAGCCCACGAAACGCTGCATCGGTGCAGTAGACGTCAAGCGTCACGATAATCGCTCCAGCAACACCGATAATTGCTGGAATGATCCACTTCCCAAACCTCATGGCTGTGCCTCCACGGTAAGGATAAGTTGGAAAACCAAGCTGCTTTCGCAGCTCCCTGAAATATTGAGTTGCCCCAGCTCCAATCTGGTCTAAGCCATGCCGGCATCAGGGGCCGACTAACGGAGAGTAAGACCGTCTCCGGTCCGTCCGACTTCATTCGTCCTGGGGCAACTCACACAACCGGATGGGCCGGATTGTGTACCTAAAAAACCGCGGCGGACGTTGCCAGTCGCCGCGGCTGGTAGACGCGAAGCTTTAATGCTTCCACTCTCGGCGAAGCCATGAGCGTTGTCTAACCTGTTCTACTATATAATGCCCGGGTATTATGTCGTTTTTGACAGGCCCAGCGCCCGTTTTCGACGAGTTTTGGTAGCTAAAAATGGTGGCACCCCTGGCCCTCCGCATTCGCGGAGGGCAGCAGGGGGCCATTCGTCGGTTGTATCAGAGCGAGATGCCAAACTTTTTACAGATCCGAGTGATCTTTCCGACGTAAAGTTTGATCTCGATGTCGTCGACAGGGCAGTGGTTGTGCTGAAGCACGCTGAAGATGCGTTGCTTGTCCACTTCCTTACCTTCGACCAGCCTGGTTTCCGTTGCCTGCATCATGCGCGGACCCAGAACCCGCACGGCAGGGTGCATCACGTTGTCAGCCAGGTATGCTGGACCGTCCGGATTCAGCAGCACAATCGCCACCAACTCCGGGAGCTCCTCGTCCTGACCGCCGTCTGCCGCCAACAGAAGCAGCATCCGGCGCATATCAGCCCAGTCGGCCTGGGAAATCTCGCTCGGACACGCGTCCGGCGTGTAGATCTGCGCCAGATCGCGCAGAACCGCCTTTCCCTCCGCCGACTGCGCAAAAACACGCAAGCCACGCTTCGAACTCATGGTGGGCATGCGCATCCACTTCTGTGGCTTCTGATCGATCGTCGGGATGATCGTCCCGACATCATTGACCTGCCCGGGCCAATGGATCGATTTGAGAAAATCCTGCTCCTTCTCCGTCAGCTCGGCCCCGCAGCACAGCGAACTCAGCAACAGCATCGCGATTGTAGTAACCATAAAACGCATCGTACATCCTTTCGAAAGGGGAGCACCTGGCGCTGCCCCGCACCAGGTGCTCCGGGGTGAGTTGAAACCGACTAGTAGTCCTCGGGAATGGTACCGTGCAGGAAGTTCCTGCTTCCCAGGGGGTCGTCTTGCAGCCACGCTGCTTCACAGCCAGCGCTGCAGACGTGCACAAATCCCATCGATTGGTGCATCTTCTCGGCCGGTAGCTTGGTACCGCAGCCGACACATTCCTGAAGCTCCTCAGGGGGAGCCTCTACGGCGTCATCCGTTTGGGTCGCCGTCTCGACAGCTTCAGACATATCTCGCCCTCCTTCGTAGCGGGATAGGGGCAGCGAGGTTGCCGCCCCGTGTTGAAGTGATGCAGGAACAGGCGCTTGACCCGTTCTTGGACACGCTTGTCACCGAGGTCTGGGTGCCCCGGCCACAGCGACAGTTCATTCAGCGTTGCGCACATACAACACTGTCCGAGCTCTTCCATGAACTCATAGATCATCAGCTTGTGATGGTCGACCTTACGCCAGCACTTGCGTATTGCACCATCGCAGCTGAGTATCCTTTCCCCATGCATCTCCGTCCTCCTTGGGGGGGGATGAGAGCTTGAAACACCGACGATGGCGAGAACGGCAGCTCCAAACCGCCTCTAGGCACCGGTAAAGGGGCTCTATGTAATAATGCCCTGAATATGTCGGTTATTCAGCTCAGATAACCCGTCGCTGCATGGCGTTGCGGCGATCGCGGTAGTGGAGCTTTAGAGAGGTGCAGCTAAACAACTCCTTGAGTCGCTGCTGCTGATCGAAGGTAAGGCTCATGATGCACCGCTTGATCTCGTTGTAGTCGACGACCGGGCTGGTCGCGGCTTTCTGGGCCTGCTTCTTGGCCAGTTTGCTACAACGAGGGCGGCCACAGCCGACCGCCTTCGACTGCGGTATGACATACGGCTTCTCGTGAGGCGGATCTTTGAAGAACACGAACTCGTGGTACGCCTCAGAGGCAATAGCCTTGTCGATCATCTGCGGTGACAGCAGAAGCGGTGCGCCCATGACTAGCTCGATATGATCGTGACCGGCGGTTGTGCCTCCAGGTTCTCTCCGTCCTTCACCGTTTGGACGAGCTCCTGGACCTGTGTCTGAATGAGCTCCCAGATGTCGGTGGCCATCGACTCGCTGTCGACCACGACATCCATGTAGCTCAAGCGAAAGCCCGGAGGACTAGTGTCCGGCTCTGGCTCGGTGATAGGAAGCTCGAGGAGGTCGGGCCACGAGCAAACGCCGGATAGGACGCTGTCGGACACCCCCGTGACCTGGTTGATAGGCTTCCGAAAGTAGCGAAAGATCTCGTCATCGATCCCCTCGCCGGCCGAGGCCTCAATTCTGAGACGGAAACCAACATTCCCGTTGATCACGTAGTCCGCCTCAAAGTACGGGGTAAGAGTTATTGATACCTCGGGACCGAGTGAGCTGGACATTCCTAGCCTCCTTGCTGGGCTTCGTGCACGATCTCGGTATTATACGCACTATCAGCGTCTTTTGGATACCCCGCCTGGCACCCAGCCCGGCATCCCCGTATGGACCTCATCCAGCCCCCGCCGCCCGACGGAAGACGAGTGGACGAACCGTTTTCCCTTGTTCCAGTCGGCCGTATGGTACCCGGCCTGCCACACCTGCTCCCCGATCATGTAGTCCCCGCCGTTGTGGCCGAACTGCTCGTCGGGGATGCCCGCGGCGTACATAACCTCAGTTGACAACGCCCAGAAGGCCCCGCTTGCGAAAAAGACTTTGTTGCCGTTTGGCGCCTCCCGACGGTTCTTCATCTGGAAGTTCCGGCCCTTGTACCACGGGCGGGAGACAATCCAGGCCATCTGGGTGGGGTTGAACGTCGAGTACAGCAGGTCGCCAAACATCCGCGCGCCCCGAGGGTACTCGGCGATGATCTTGTGGCCCAGCTTGTGGAACCACTTCGGGTCCCGGTTGCAGATCGTGTCATCGTCGAACCAGAGGACCCACTTGTCGGTGATCGGGTCCTCCCGATCGTGGAACATCCGGCGCATCACCGGGTACTTCTTGTCGTTGGTCGGATTGATGTAGAGCTTGTGGATCTCGCCGCTGGCATGCAGCGCCTCCAGGTAGTGCCGTGTGCCCGGGCAGAGGGCGTTACCCCCAACTCGGATCTGCACGCGCGCGGGCGCAGTCGTGCGGATGATGCTGTCGAGGCATGCCTTGTGCATATCGTGGTAGTCGCCGTACATGAGGACGCACAGCGTCGCATGGCCCCCGAGGAACTCGTGGTCCCAGGGGTCGGCAACGATCGGCTTCTCCGGGTTGTCGCCTTTCATCACTGCGAAGTTGTGCAGCATGTCGTCTGGCGGCGGTGTCGGCTGCTGCACCTGCGCCATCAGCTCGTCGATCGGGGCGAACAGATCGAGCGTGGTCTTCGGAACCACGGGCTGCGGTGGCGGGTCGCCGGTCGGCAGCACGATCTTCTCCTGCGGGTTCTGCGAGATGGGCGGCAGGGTTCCGTCTTCGTAATAGGTCATGACAGCCTCTACGACATGGTCAACTGTGATCATTTCAAGGCACTTGGGGATCGTCTGGCCGAACCCGTCGGCGACCGGGAGTTTGCAGTACGACCGGCCCTTGTCCGGCTCAGCCCTGGTCACCTTGTTCTTCCAGCATCCCCGCCCCTTACAACAGTCTAGCAGATCCTGGGTATGTAGGAATCGGTGAGGTGTCACCACATCCTGGGCATATGGTCCGAAGTGTCTTACTCCGGCGACGTTCACATAGGCTTCCCACCACCAGTGCTCCCGCCCCCCGGCGATCACCACGCATGGTTTGTCGAACACCGCGGCCACGTGCGCCGCAAACGTCACGTGGCAGATCACGCCGTCCGCGTGTTTGATTAGCCATAACATCTCCCTCAGGTTGGTTTGGTCGACTAGATTAACTACGTTACTCAGTTCAGGCTGCCAGTTCTGGGGCGGGCCTTTGTGGGTCGCACCGCACTGGACAACCGTGATGCCCCGCTCGCCGAGCTGGTCGACGACCATCTGCCAGCGGCGGGACGACCAGATCTTGCACGTGAAGTCGGATTTTCCGCCCGCGATAACAACCCAGTACCGGCCCTGGATCGGCGGGTTGGATTCCTTCCACGTGTCGATGTACAGGTCACCCTTCGGATAGAGCACGGGCACTTGGAGCTTCTCGCGTCTGAAGAAGTCACGATGAAATGCCGTGATGAAGTGCAGCTTGTTAGCCGTGATCTGCCGGATGGCCCAGCCGTAGTCGATCTTGATCTGGCGCAGGCCACGCTGCGGCTTGCTGTAGACCCCGGCGACGTGCGGGTTGTTCTTCCACAGCGTCTTGGCGTGCGTCGCCACGTGGATCTCGTACTTCCCGGGGTATGCCGCCTGGATGTCCCGTGGCAGCGCCGTCATGCAGACGATGTCGCCTGGGGCGCAGCCGTGTGTGAGGACGATCTTCTCGGACATTTTATTCCTGTGAATAAAATCTACCACTGCCAGATAGGACAGTGTTCGGTTGCCATCCGTATCTTGTTGAGGATAGGCTTGTCGCTGACCTGCGTCAAACGACTGGTGACTCCCGGCTCGTCGCCGCGAACGCTCGAGCCGCACGATGTGCACGTGTTGTCCACTAGATTGGGACACTTGAGGCAGCACTCGTTGTAGATGTAGATCCGCTCCTCGTCGTTCCGCTCCGGCGTGCCGGCGGTGACCCAGTTCTGCATGGCGAGTACGAACTTGGTCACGTAGTTGGAGGACAACTTGGCGCTCTTCACAGGCGTCCGGGCCATCGGTCCGATCCGCTTCGGCCGGAAGAACGGCAGGTCGCCGGTGTTGACGATTTCAACGCACACGTCGCCACGTGGTAGCGACACGCCGGACGCCTCCTCTAACCCGTCCAGCTTATGTGCGTTGGCATCGTCGTCGACTACAGTCATCTGGTTCAAGTGTAGTAGCGTGGGCTCACACCATTCGTACCGGTACGTGGCCAGCTGCGGCAGCGTCTGCAGGCTGTCGGGCAGCTCGTGCGTGAACTGCGTCGCCTGGTGCGCCCGCCATAGCTTGGACGCGGCTCCGCCGACCAGGTAGAACCGATGCAGCCGTGTCTTCTGGGCGCGCGGCGCCTCAGTATCCAAGGCGAACCAGGTAGGCCATATCCGCTGGCCCTCTGGCATTGCCGCGCCGCGCGCCGCAACTTCAAAGTCGGACAGCAGTACGCGTGCATCTGTCTTCAAATAGGGCACCAGGTCCCCGTGAAACACCGCCATGAACCGCTCGGGCTGCGCCAGCGCGTGTTCGATGCACTGGTTGATGAGCAGCGGTACCCGGTGGGAGATCTGGAAGCCGCCGACGACCTGGGCACCGGTCAGCAACTCGATGCCGAGCTCCTCTGCCTTCACCGGGGTCATCATCTTGGTCCCTGCAGAGATCCAAGGGTTCGTCCCGAACGGACCCTGCACGGCAACGATGCGTGACACATCGTTCATGTTCTCGCGGATCATCTTCAGCTGCGCCTGCAGCATGTCTCCGCGGTGCGACAATAGCGTGTAGACAATCGTGGACATTACGGGAAACTCACACTGACGGTTGGTATCTGGCTCGGACAGTCATCAATGGAAATGTGCATCGTGTAGGCGCCGGTCGGCGGGCACCGCGATGCCCCTGACGGCTCGCGCGGCTCGCTCGTCCAGCCCGGCTCCTTGTCGAAGCCGGGCCCACACGACGACCCCTGGATGGACACGACCCAGGCGCCGCAGTCACAGGTCAACCAGTACGATGCCTGGATGCACGTGGACGGGAAGTTGGTAGCGAAGTAGTAGCAGTCCGTGCCCGACCCGGTCTTGGCCAGCGAGATGTTCCCGTTCATCCCACTACAAATGCTGCCGCTCAGCCCCGAGATGCTCAGCGTCGCCGTCGACTGGCAGTTGCTGCAGTCCGTGAGGCAGTTGCTGCAGCAATCTACCGTGGCGTCACCGCTCCCGGCGCCGTAGTTTGAGTACGAACCGGTTGGCGGATCGCCGATTGCGACCACGTACATCTGCCAGGCGTACGTGTCATACGGCGTCCCGGGCGGCGTGTCTTGCAGCCACCACGACGGCGAGAACGGATCGTCATCGAAGACGATGTAGTAGCCCGGCACGTCGCAGCTGGTGTAGTACAGCTGGCCGTTGTACCAGCCGCCCACGTTGTAGATCCCAGTCACGTTCGGCGACATGTTGCCCGTGACTTCCAGTCCGGACAGCTCGCAGGCACAGTCGGCGGCGAACGAGGACGACGACGACACCGACACGCTCTCCTGCACCTCGCAGGCGCAGTAATACACGAGCTCGCCGTAGAACCGTCCCTTGATCGGCGGCGGTCCGGGGTCTTCACCCCCTTCGTACGGCAGCCACTCACCCGGATCGATCTGTGTCGACGTCCCTGGGAATGGGCATGTTGGGTTGCTGGGGTACGTGATGGCGCACGGATCAGCCGCCTCGTTGCAGGGACACCAGATCCACCCGCCGCAGATCCCGTCGAGCCCGCAGCCGGCGCCGTCGTCGTTCCAGCCCTCCGGGATCAGCTCGAGATCCATGTCCCACCAGAAGAACGGGAACTCCGGCATGGAGCAGCTGTCCGACGTCTCCGGTACATACGAGGACATCTCCGTGCTCGTCTCGTCCTGGCAGCAGAAGCCGATGAACACTGTCTCGCCGTAGAACCGGCCGACGATCGGCGGCGGACCGAGATCCGACGAACCTCCGCGGAAGAGCCATTCGCCAGGCCCCGCGGAATCGCTATCGCAGTTGCCCGGGAACGGGCAGTCACCGATCGAGTTGGACATCTGGACTTCGCCGCTACATGGACACCATGTCCACGCGCCTTTAGCCCCCGGTCCGGGCGGGTCGTCGGCGAATAGGATATCCGGGACATATCCGCCGGGCGAGTACGGACCCCAGTCGACGAACCACGGGAACGGCCCGGGCGGCGCGCCGGAGCAGGACCATTCGCCGACGGAGATCTCTGGTTCGTACAAGCTGGTGCTGCTCTGCTCCGGGTCCGTCGGGCACCGGCAGATCACGACGCCCTCGCCGTAGAACCTCCCGGTGATGCACGGCGGACCGATCGACTCGTCGCCGCAGACAAACTCCCAGGTCCCGTCGCCGCCGCACTCCGGCCCGTTGTTCTCCGCAGCCTCACACACCGACGCCTGCATCGAGCAGTGCATCCAGTCCGTATCGCCATCGCACGGGCACCACCGCCAAACAGCACAGTCCATCGCGACCATGCTGAATTCGGAAGTGCTGATGTGCATGCCGAAATCGAACGTCGGCATCGAGCATGATTGTGGTGCGCTCATTACGGCCCCTTGACGGCGTGTACCGACAGCTCCGGCGGCAGGATCTGCCGGAGCAGGTCCAGATCGATGTCGGCGTGCCGCGTCATTATCACGATAGCGTTGCTAGTACTGGGCAAGGTAAGTTGGGTAAACTCGCTAATGTCGTCGCCGCGGCCAGGCTCGTAGACGCGGTACTCGGGGACCAGCTGTTGGCCGCACAGCAGCTCAGAGCCTCTGTGGAGCCCGTACGCGGCCCTCGGCGGCAAACGGTAGACATTGTGGTCCGTGACCACGAACGGCCCTCTACGGTCCTCTGAGAGGCTCTGAACGATCTCCTTGGGCTCCTTTACCAATGGGGTGCCCGTCATGATGGCCAGGATGGCATTGAGCTTGGTCAGTGTGAGCCCTTCGGACAGCGCATCCATGATGGCATTGATAGTATCTTTGTACTCTTGGCTGGTCGACATACGCAATCCCAGCAGGTAACCGAAGTGGTTGTAGAGATATTCGTAGTCGTATTCTGCGCGGAAGCCCCACAGCGCGAGGGTGCCGTCCCCATCTTGGGGGATCAGCGGGTTGTCGAAAGGGTTCTTGCGGAAGGTGATGTACCCTTTCTCCACATAAAAGTCAGTGCCCGGACAAAGTACTACGCTAGGTTCTATGATCCTGTTCATCAGCAACCGCACGTCGACCGGCCCAGGAAGTTTTAGCGTTGCGCACCCTAGACTATCGTTGCGCACCCCGCTGCGGTGTAGTTCGAGCAGCGCCCAGTTCTCAGTGTGGTACAGCGGAATGTCGAATCGTGACACACAAGCTGCCGTCTCGCAGAGATTCAGGTACTCTTGCGTAAAATTTTGCAAAACTGTCTGCGCCATATTCTCAACGACTAAGCCGTCGCCGTAAGTCTTTGTCCACAAAGAGCCTAGGACACCAAGAATTGTGCTTGGGTCGTGAAAAATACGGGGGTTGTGTGGGGCACCGCTCGGGCTTATGTAAGTGCTCATAGGATATACACTACACCCCCTTTGCGTTACACAAAATTCTAAGTCGTTGGCCTGCTTTGAGTTGCGTGTACGGCATTTGTACGTACAGGGGTATGGGGGTAACGTCCGAGGGGCCGCTTATGTAAGTGGGCAGTTATTCATAAAAGTCTTTAACTATCTCGCGCTAACGGTAGTAGTCGATTCGGACTGACTCTGGCTCGCAAAACATGGCGATCGTCTTGTCGTTTCGCGTGGCCGTCAGGATGTCAGACACGTCAACGAGGGTGTCGTCGTCTCCGTCCAAGTGCTTCACAACTCCATCCACGGAGACGTCCTCGAGCTTCACGTTGGGTGGCAGCATTGGGCCGAGCTTGGCCACGATGTCGTTCACAAATAGCTTACCACTAATGCCCTGCGAATTCACGAGGTTGGCGACCTCAGACTTGAGAGCGATCTCCAAGTGATCCGTGACGACGTCGTGCGTCTTGTACAGGCTGATGTAGACGGTGACGAAGCACGGTATCGGCGCGCGGATCAGCACGTCGGCAGCCGGCGGCCGGATATCCGGGTGGTCGATGTGTCTCTGGATCTGGTCAAGCCACGGCATCATCAGCGCCTGGCAGGTGTACTGCAGATCCTCCGGCGGGTTGGGGTCCTTGAACTTGATCTGCCCACGCTGGTAGCACGTGTAGACGGCGTCCCTGGTAGCCAGAACGGTCGTGCCGTTCCGCCCGCCTGCGTGCTCGTCGATGAGGCGTATGTCTTTGCGGATTGGGATGTGGGGCTCCTGCAGGCCTTGGCTGAGCTGCCGCAAGTTCTGGATGCGGTAGTAGCCCGGGGCGTCCGACGCGTCGATGTTGATGGCGTAGAGGTTGTCCGGCCCGATCTCCTTCGCTGTCTTCAGCAGGTGCCGCACCACAGGGTATTTGGCCGACCTGACGTAGATGTCAATCTTCCCGCCGTGCCCGCCGTCCCTGGTCATCTCCTTGTCGTTGGCGCCGACCACGGACACATCCTCTACCGTGCTGCAGTCGTGGTTGATGCCGCGGATTAGCGATGTAATTGTCTGGCGGTTAGCGAACCCAGGCGGGGCCGCACGGGTTTTCAGCTGCTGGGCCAGGTCAGCAGTGCTCGCTGCCGACTCACCGCCCTCGAAGTCCTCGATCGCCCACGCCTCGACGAAGCCGGTCGGCGGATGCAGCGGGGCCAGCTTGGTGTTGGCGCGCAGCTTGCTGCCCGGGCCTGGGTGCATTGCGTGGACGTTGATGTCGTAGATCCAGCGGTTGTTGTCGACAGGCACCGGTTCGACCTCTGTGTGCACGTCCACTTCGAAGTGGTTGCCGCCGCTGATCCAGCGGTTGTCTTTGGAGAAGATCTGCCGGTCTGGGCGGTCGAAGACTACCAGCACGCGGCCAGAAGCGAAGCCGGCCGGGTCCCGCTGGATGCCGAAGCTGTTCAACCATCCGTCGGTGACCTCCCGGTAGGTGCGGGAGGGGTCCTCTTCGACCAGCGCCAGGCTCAGCGATCGGCGGAACCGCTCGATCATCTCCAGATTCGCAGCATGCATAACGGCATGCATACCGGTCACCAGCTCTCCGAGCATGCCCCGGTCCAGCTCCATGTCCGGATAGCGCTCCTGGAGGAACTGTTGGGCGAATTCACGCGCTTTGTCGACGGTCTCCGGCGGGAGATCGTTCAGATGCGGGAGTTCCATTGTGCTTCCTTTATACTGCAATCGGTAAGACGATATCCATCTGGTCCACGTGACTCTCGATGGTGATGTGCAGATGCATTTGTCCTGGCATCAGCTCGATCTTGTTGAGCGTCGAGTCCTTGTAGAGCTCGTCCGGCGGATCGGTCGGCCGCTGCTCGCTCTCCAACGCGCCGCGTACCATAGCCCTGGACAGCGCGAAGCCGCCCACCACGTCCATCTCTGACCGCATCATACCCTTTCGGAGCTGCGGCATAAAGTAGGTGCCGTACGGGATCCGACGATGCTTGTACAGCTTGGAGTCCGGGTCCTGCAGGAAAGCGATCAGCCAGCGCTGTACCAGCTTCCTGATGCCGGAGATCGGCACGCCGGTCAGTCCGGCCGCGGTCACCATGCCGTCGGGCTCGACGTGCCAGAGCTCAATGTCATACATCCTGCACTCCTACGACTTGAACGTGTCATCCACGTGCTTCCAGACAGAGCCCTTGTGGACGCCATCGGCAATGCCGTGGGCCTTCTTGCGCCCGGCCAGGTGGGAGAACGGGCGGCAGGCGGTGCGGTGGCGCTCGCGGAAGGCCCGCTCCATCATACCCATGTAACAGATCTGCATGTTGGTGCCCATGACCACCCGGACATGGTCCTCGCCGCTGCCATTGTACTCAGCAGCGTAGTTTGCATTCAGTGTGCTGCGGTCGAACCCGTCCTCCAGCGACTGGATGTCGGTCGGATCGTGCGAGCTTGCGTTGGTGGGGATCATCCACAGACGCTGCGTACCGTCCTGGGTCAGATACTTGTGCGTCTTGTCCGCAAAGCTCTGCATGTCGTCCATCAGCTGCGTGAAGTTGGTGTCGGGCGTTGCCATGAGATCACCTGTAAGTCGTAATATTTGTCGAGTTAAGCGCCTAGATCATGTCTAACTCGTCACGTTTGTCGAGTTTGGCCTGGATCTGCGCCATCCGGTGGCTGACTGCCGCCGGGCTGATCTTGAGCATCCTGGCGACCTGGCTGGGCTTGTGCGGCTTGTGGCCATGCATCCCCAGCACACGCTCCATGATGTACTGGTTGGTCTCGTCGATGTCGTCGTAGACCAGCTCCAGCCACGCACTGTCGTCCTCCACCATCGGCTTGACGCTCGGATCGTACCCGCCGCCACCCTCCTCAGTCATCTGGGTGATCGTGCTGGCCGCCATCGGCCGGGTGCCGCTGCGGATGTACTCAAGCCGCTTGACCGACAGGCCGGTGAAGTTCGCCAGCTCCTTGTCCGACGGCGGACGACCGAGGTCATCCTCGAGCTCCTTGTACGCGGCCTCCGTCTGCATCTGGTCGAGCGCCACCTGCTCCGGCATCCGTACGATCTGCCGCTGCTGCGCGGCGGTCCGGCGGAGACGCTGCAGCCGCGTCATCAGGTGCGATGTCAGCGGGGCCTTGCTGGGGTCGTATGTGCCCATTGCCTCGATGGCCATCTTCTTGGCCTGGGATTTCAGCGTGACACTGGAGGCCGACGGACCGCCGTAGGCACGCATCGCCGAGTCGAGCACCGGGTTTACGGCCTTAAGCATGGCGCCGGTGTTGGTTTTGCTCGGGTCGGCCATCCAGTTGTTGTAGGCGTCCTGGTATTCTGGTTCGAGCAGGTTCTTTGGCATTATTCTTCTCCAATTTCTGGACATTCAGCGCCCAGTTCCAGATTGTAATCGCCGATGAACTTGTTGACGTACAGCGGATGCCGCGGCACGCTGAAGTTCGGGCTGTCGAACTCGGTCTGTGTGCGGATATGCGCCAGGCGGAATGCAGAATAGCACTTCTGCTGCTGCGCCTGGAAGAAGTGGCTGGTTCGAACCACGGAACCGTACCGCGCCTCGCCCGGATCGTTGTACGCTCCCGCGGTGCCTTCCATCTTGATCGTCGTACCCGGCGCAATGTCGAACCGGACCGGCCCGGAGATGTCGCCGTAGCGGTTCTTGAGCAGCTCCGTCACGTACATGCTGTGCGCGAGGCGGTTCAGCAGCGTCTCCGTGTCCGCCTTGATGATCTTCGGATCCTGACTCGACGGTGCCGCGCCGTTGCCGGGGTGGTTGAAGGCGTTGCCGCGAGTCTTGCCGGCCCCGATCGCCTGCGAGTCGGCTGAGAAGATGCACGGGATGATGTAGTTCGTGGCCCAGGTCGGCGCCTGCCGCATGATGACAATGCCGTCCTCGCGGCCGACGTACTGTCCGCCAATCGTGAGGTTCACGTTCTCGCCCTGCTTGCCGCGGGCGTCGGAGCCCGCCCGCAATCCACGTCCGCCGAAGAGGCCGACCGAGCGGGTGGCGCGCGGCAGGTGGGCATTCATATCCTGCGTGGCCATGTCTCGTGCCAGGATCGTGTAGCCGAGACCGTACGGGTCCCAGAACTCATTCAGCCCCGGGATGAACGGGACGATCTTGGCCTTCGTCGGGTACGGGATCAGCGCGAACATGTAGTTCGGCGCCAGCGACCCGATGATCTTGTCCCAGAATGTGGTATTGGCCATCGCCATCAGCGTGTTGCCCACTGACGACGGGGTCAGCGTCGACACGGCGATGTCGTCGGCGATGGCGAGGGCCGCCTGGTTCCCGTCCAGCCCAGCGTCGTCGAACTCAAGTGGCCCGTCGATGATGTTGAGTGCGTCCTGTGCCTCGCCACCGTTACCGTCGTTGCCAACGTTGCCGCCCAGCGCCAGGAACTGCACCCGATTGATACGATCCTGAGCTGCCAGCTCCAGGAACCACGGCTTCAAGGCGTCTCCCCACATGTCATTGGTGAGGTTCGCGGCTGTCACCACGGCCTGCGCTGCGGTGCGGCCGTTGAAATGGCCAAGCCCGCCGCCGCCCGGGTCCAGGATGATTCTGGAGTTGAAGATGAACTGCGTCGGGTTCAATGGGTTGCTCGTCTCGCTCATGGTCGACGAGAACGAGAGGGCAGACAGCCAGTGCGTGCCCTCGATCGTCATGGCGTAGCTGCTGTACGTCTTCCGGTAGCCCACGCCCGTCACCCAGCCGCAGAAGATCAGGTACGTACCCACAGGGATGATCGCCGTCTGGTCGCCGCTGATGAACGTCACCTGGATGTAGACCTTCAGCGGGATCTGCAGCATCTCCTGGTTGTCGACGGTGTGTGTCGTTGCCGGAGGGTGGGGAGGCAAGACATAGTACCCCACAGGCAAGACGGCGGTGCAGCTGGGGATGCGGTTCATCTCATACGAACACGCAAACTGGTTCAGCTCCACGATCGTTCCGCCGATGTCCGCCCAGAGGCGGAACCGCATTGAGGCATAAGACATTAGCTTTTCTCCCTCAGTTCATCCATGCGGTACGCCAGCGCCAGTGTGATGCCTGCGACCTTGTACGGGAAGAAACACATCTCCTTCCAGAAGTAGTGGAACGTATCGTACGGCGACAAACGCGGCGAACCAAACAGCTCGTCGATCTCGTCGGGCGACAGGTTCATCGCGAACACCAGGTCCTGGAGGTCTCCGAGCGTCGCCAGTCGACGAAGCTGCAGCGCTTCCCCTCGCGGCTCGTAGCTGATCCGCTTGTCCTTGTCCAAGACGAAGTATTCCAGGTCCGGACACGAGTGGTACAGCGCCATCAGCTGTGCCAGCCGGTAGTTCTTGGCAGCTCTGTCGCTGGTCGGGAACAGGATGCCGTAGACACGTGCCAACACAGGTGGCAGTGCGAGCGTACGGGACTCCTCGGGGACGTACTCCTCGTACGGACCGTCGAGCGCGGCCGCCGGTTCATTCAGCAGCAATGTACGTACGTGGTTTATCATTGCGTGATGGTCTTCAGTTTGAATGTGAATTGCCCGATGCCGGACCGCGGGTTGTTGGCGGTGAAGTTCGCCGCGATGACGAACGCCCATGCAGCCCACCCGGCCATGTTGACCACGACGGGCGTGCCGGTCACCGAGATCGCGTACGTGTTGTAGTACTCGATGGCCTTGTTCATGCCGTGCGGTCCTGCGTTTGGGCAGTCTCCGGCCAGCGCCATCCCGTTGACGACGAAGTCACCCATCTTCTCGCCGAAGACGTAGACGTAGGTGAAGTTCCGCAGCGTCAGGAGGAACTGGAAGTTGCCCATTGTGTTGCCTGCGACTCCGGTCAGCACACAGTGCGTAGCCGGGAAGCCCGTCCAGCCGCCCAGCGAGAACTGCATCGGTGCGGCCTTCGGGTCAGACACGACGCCGGGTACGCCGACGTATGATGGAAATATGTATGCCATGTTATTACCCTGGGTTCGTTGCTGAATCCAAGTTTTGACCTTCAGTAGAACCTGTGTCAACGTCCTCGTTGTCGTTGACAACCGTGTTGACCTGGTTGACGACTTCAACCTGCGTGACGCCCTTACCAGCCTCGCCGCCGCCGACAGCCCCGCCGTCCTGTGAGGTATCGTCCTGCTGCGAGACAGGTTTTATAGTGGAGTCGTCACCGCCCTCGCCGGTGAAAAAGCCTTTGGCTGCAGCCTCACGATTCGCCGCTTCGCTTCGAGCGATCGCCGCGTCGCGCTCTTGCTTGTCCATCTTTGCGACTTCTTCCTTACCGAAGATCCGTTCGGCGTCCTTACGGAGGTCGGCTTGTCGCTTGTCTTCTGCACTCTGGAAACCCTCAGACTTTGCTTCCAGCTCTTCGATGCGCTTTCGCGACCGCTCCGCGCGCGACCGCGCGAACTTCAGCTCGCCGACACCTTCAGCTTCACCCTCGGCAATGGCAGCCTCGAGGCCTTCCAGCTTCTTGCGTTCGTCACGCAGCTCCATGTCGATCTTCTTCTTTTCGTCCTTGACCTTCTCCTTCGTGTCCTTCTTGGATTCCTTATCCTCGCTCTTCTCGATGTCACCGATGATCGCCTGGATCTTCTCCTGATCGACGCCGAGTCCGCCGAGCAGCTTGGCGATGATCGTCGCGGCCGACGTGTCACCGCCCTTGATCGCGTCGACGACGCGTTCGAGCGGCTGGTCTTGTCCGACCGCTGCCGTACGCGCTTCGGCTTCGGCCTTACGCTTGGCGATGGCCTGCTGCTCCTGCACTCGATCGAGGATCTGCTCGTTGTTCAGCAGCGCCGCCTCGCCGAAGCTGGAGAAGCCGAACTGCTGGGCAGTACGAGTGGCTTCGCTCAGCGCCAGTGAGGACGCCGTCCGGGCATCACTGTCGCTGAAGCCCAACTCCTTGAGTCGTGCGGTGGCCTCTGCCTGCACTTCCTCCCGCGACTGGCCGGCACTCTCTCGGATTGCATCCGACACGACGGCACCGGCCTGCATGGCCAGTTGACCAGACAGCCCGCGCTTGCCGCCGACGGCGCTCAGGGTGTTGGCGATGTTCCGTGTCAGGGACTGCTTAATATCCACGTCCCACTGCTGGTTCCGGGCGGACTGTGCCACCTTGTCGCCGTACCGCATGAGGTTGTCCTCACGCTGGTTGCGGATGATGGCCGCCACTTTCGGGTCGACGCCGCTGTTCACGAGCATCTCGCGGAAGTCGCCCTCCTCCATGTACCGATAGTTGCCCTTCATCAGCTCTTCGTACTTCGCCTTGGCTTGGCCGGAGAGCATGCCTTCCTCGCCCATACGCATGAGCGCAGCCATCTGGTCGGCAACCGGGCTGTTGGCAGCCTGTGCTGTCAGCAGCGCGTCCTTCTGCATGAGCTGGGCCTTACTAGTACGCGACTCCATCAGCGCCTGCCCGCCGAGCTGCCCGGCGACAGCACCCATCGCCAGCGCGTGTTGCCCTGCGATGACACCAGAGCTGATGTCGCCGCCCTGTTCGAGCGACCGCTGGCCCGCCATCTGCTGCAGCCCGATCGCTTTGCCGAACGCGCCGGGGTCGTCACCGTAGCCAGCACGTGCCAGCTGCTTGAACTGCCGCACTTGCATACCGAGATCGCCGAGCTCCTCGCGGCTCGTACCGCTCAGCGTCACCAGGTTCAGCGCCTGGAACTGCTGCGAGGTCGTCAGACCCGGACCAAACACGTCACGGATGGCGCTGATCGGCGAGGTGATCTGCTGTGCGAACTGGTTGAGTGACTGCGCGTCCTGGTTGAAGTCGCCTTCCAGCAGGTTCCCCGGGCCGAGACCCTGACGCTGCGCTTCGGCGATGATGGATCCAGTCTGCCCGATCCCGAAACCGTGTGTCGCCTGCGGTCGACGGACCTGGTTGCCTGCCGCATCGTGGAACAGGCTGCGGTACACGTTCTGGGTCAGGTTCTGCACACGCATCTGCGTGTCCATCATGCTGACACCGGTACCGGGCATGTTCGGAGCAGCCATCTGTGGGCGGAACATGCCGCCCAGCTGCTGCGCGAACTGCATCTGACCCATGCCGGGGCCAAGGGCATCAGCCAGCCCAGGCGCCGCCATACTTGCGAACGGCAGGATCTGCCCAGCAATCTGGCCGATCTGTTGGCTCTGCTGCGCGAACCCAGGCGTACCGTGCCCGGCCAGCATCCCGCTCATGCCGAGCCCGCCGAGCAAGCCCCGCACGTCTGCCGCGGCACCGCTCGCACCGATCGTACTGGAGAGCCCCATCTGCATCCGCTGGAACTGTTGAGCTTCCAGCGTGTTCATGAAGCTCTGGTTGGGCATGAACTGGCCCATCTGCATGCCAGGCGCTAGCATGCCCGCCCCGAACTGCGCGCCCATACCGATCAGCGGATTCATACCGGGAAACAGATTCGGCGAACCGAACGGTGACATGTACGGCGGCTGAAACCCCGGTGCTTGATACCCCATGGACATTACTTAGTCCTCCAGTGCTGGATCAGGCGCTGCATCTCCGCCTGGTAAGTAGGATCGTTCGGATCGCCCCAGGTTTCGATGTAGCGGTCACGCATTTCCTTCAACGTCTCCTTTACGTCCTCGGGTCCAACTTTAAGCCAGGGCGCGAGCTTACGACACAGCCGGGACCGCAGCATCTCTGCTGAGTCCCAGTGCATCTCGAGCGTATCCCTATGCGTCAGGTAACTCAGTACGGCCAGGTTGAACTGGAACTTGTGCTCCGCCAACTTGGCTGACACCTGTCTTCCAACGTAATCGATGACTACTCTAAGCTTCCGCCACCACCAGGGATCTCGTAGATCGGCCTGTCGGAAATCGATCATGCCTTCACAGGCCGCCTGAATCATCAAACAGGCTACGCGATCCCGGAGAAAAAATCCGGGTCTTCCGCCTTCGCCTCAAGCGTTGCCAGGGTGCCGAGGAACTCGGCCCAGGCGTTGTAGATCACCTTCCGGAGGCTGTCCGTGGTGAACACCTCGTTGTGCAGGTAGTCGTCCATTGCAGCCACCGGAGTGGCGAAGTTCTCTTCATCATACTCGAGCGCTCCGATCTCCGGGAACTCAAGCTCCGTGTGGCCCTGCCGGGCGATGACAGCAATGCCAGCAGCCAGCTTGTACCGCTCGATTTCCCGGCTGTACTGGACGAGGTTCACGATCTTGTCGGCCTGCAGGTCGATGTCGGCCTGTTGGATCGCTGTGTCGACCTCGCGCGGCTTCAGTGCCCGGAACACCACCTTGATCTTCCCGCCGAACAACGAGTACTCCTTCGTGAACCTGTGCTCACCGCCGAGAATGCAGGCCACGAAGGCGATTTTGTCGGCGTCCGTCGGCTCGTTCAGGTCCGTGTTCAGATCGAACGAGCAGCGCGGGCAGATCACGGCGTAATCCTCGGGCACCGCGCCGCCGGCCTCCGAATTTTCTTCACGTGAATAAATTTCAGGCTCCGGATCCGACGGAACCTCGGGTTTTGCGGGCTTTTGCTTCAGCGAGAAGCCCGGCTTGCTCCGATCGCCGAGGTCGTCGGTGATGGTGAGCTTGCCCTGCTGCTGCGCTGCCGCCTGCCGTGCGTGCTGCACTGCAGCAAAGCCGCCGGGCGCGCTGGCCACGGACGCTGGCATGGCGTTGGCCGCGGCTTCGGCGCTCTTCTGCGACTTGGCGGCGGCCAGCTGTACCTGCAGCTCCTGCATCTCGAGCATCCGCGCAGCCAGCGCTTGCTGCTCCGCTTCGGGCAGCTCCTCGATCGGGACTGGCTCGGGCATCTTGATAGGCGGCGTGCGCGGATCTACCGGCGTCAACCCGGCCAGGTCGGAGGCCTCCTGCTCGATCTGCGCGGCCTGCGCTGCCAGCCTGCGGCCGACTGCGGTAGTGGACAGGTCCGGGACTGGATCGCCAGCTTGGTGGCCGGCGTGCGCCAGCAGGACACGTTCGTCCTCTGTGAGGTCTTCAGCTCCGCGCACGGCATCCACCGGCAGTTTGCCGAGGATCTTGCCGGGGCGTTGCGGAGGCATCTCCGCGCCGACGGAAGCAGCAGCGGCAGCCTGGGCCTTACGCTGCTCGGCAGTGGGCGGGAGCGGGAAACGTCGTCGTGGGGTGTCTTTGGCCATGATTTTCCTTTACTTTCCGATGATTAGGTAGTTACCGTCGAGCTTCACGTCGTTGAGGCTGTTGAGCGTAACCGGCGACTCGTACGTGCTTCCTCGGTCCGCTGCCTGCCCGGTGCTCATGTTGTACAGCTTCAGATCGTGCTGCAACCATGTCCGGCTGCCGCTTCCGGTCTCTTGGAACCGATCGCGACCCGGGAACGGGTAGGTTTCATCGCTCGTGATATCGCCGTGTGCTTGGTTTGCCTCAACGTAGTTCTCGGTCCAGGTCTGCGTGCCCGAGCTGCCACCGAGCCGGGCCATCTGTTGCCAGCGGGATTCGTACAGGAAGAACCCATCCGACTTGTAGTCTTCCTCGGTCCGCAAGTGGACCCACACGCTGGAGATCACATCATTTTTACCAGGTCGTGAGGTCCCGTACCACATACGGGTCATATCTTTGGCGTAGCTGCTGACGCCCCAGGCGATCAGCGCGATCTCGTACTGGTGCCCTTGGTCGATGGCGTCCGAGATGTTCCCGGCGCTCGCCGTGGTCAGCTTACCGACCAGACCGCCTGACGTCGAATAGTGGTGGCCTTCCGGTGTCAGGAAGTCGCCCTTGGCCAGGTGCGACCCATACGACAGCAGGTCGCCGTCGGTGTACACGTCGCCGCCGAGCGTGACCCCGTCCTCGGTGAAGAAGTGCACCGTGCTGCCAGCCGTATCCGGGAAGATATGGGCCACAGCGCAGTGGACGAAGTGCTTCACGAAGTTGGAGCGCGTGACGATATCACCCTTGCCGTAGGCGTCGAGCGTGATGTCGCCGACCTTCGGCAGCGGGTCTTCGGCCGTACCCGAGTCGCCAGCCGACTTGGAGTCGACAGCCGGACCTCGCGTACGCAGGTAGATGCTCTCCGCCCAGCCGATGATCTCAGTACCCAGCGCCTTGAAGATGATCCCGTTGGCCTCAACGTCTTCGCCGGTGTTGTTGTAGAAGTCGTATTTCGGCGGACCGTCCGCGCGGCATTCGATGATGACGCCGCCCTGACTCTCGCCGGTGGCCTCGCTGTTGCCAGCCAAGATCCAGCAGTTCTTCTCGGCCTTGATGCGCACGTCCTTCTCGTTGGCCGTGACATCCACACAGTTCCAGGCGCGCCAGCAGATGTCACGACCACCCCACCCAATAAGGTTACGGCCCGAGGACATGAAAATATCGCCCGGCGCGTCGATGAAGATGCAGCCGTTCGACATCCGGATCTCAGAGCCCCAACCGTCGCCTAGCAGCACGCCGCCTTCCTCTAACAGCGTGAGATAGGCTGTGCTGTGGTAAATGTTCTTGGTGTTGTCCGACCGGTGATCCAGCGTGTACGAGTTATACGACGGGTCGCCGAGATACCATGAGGTGTCCACGTTGAGATCGCCCCAGGTCGGAATCTCCTGGTTCGTCGAGATGTGGTCGTATCCCGACTCTTCTGGGTAGTAGTAGTCGTCACTGTGGTAATGGAACGGGTGCGCGCTGCTCCAGTTGAACAGGTATGCGTGGTGATCCATGACGGTGGCGGCCGCGGACATGGCGAACTCGCCGGACGCGACGGTCGGCAGCGGCTGCATCTTGTGGGCGGAGCCCGAGCCGTACTGCGACGAGGCCTTGTACGTCGACGGCTGGTCGCCAGCGTAGTGCGTCACATCCCTGATGCGCTTCGGCACCGGGAGGATCGGGCGCTTGGCGATGGTGATGCCGGAGGCCGTACGCACCGACCAGTGGCCCGCCATGTCGATGTTCTGTTCGTGCAGACCGATCGGCTCGTAGTCCTGGTCGCTGTAGAGCATCTGGTAGTCTGTGCCGGTCTGCAGCGGCGCACACATCATCTTCTTCTGGCCCTGGCCGAGGTAGCCAGCGTACTCGCGGAACCGGTGGAACGGCTGCAGATCGTCGTTGTCCGGCTCGAACCTGGCGTAGTAGGGCGCCGTGTTCTGTGTGACGTCGGCGGAACGCTCCTGCAGGACGCTGGAGTCGGGACCCTGGAGCTGGCCCATGTGTTCCCACGGGTACGTGGCGATGCCCTTGTACCACATGTGCTCGCCTTCGTCGTCGTACGACTCGAGCTCGGATCCGCTTGTCCACCGCTGGAAGTTCTGCCCTGACAGACGGACGAGGCCGTCCCAGTAGAACATCCACAGCCCGGACCACTCGTCGGCACGCATGAACGCCATGTACGGGTCCATGTGGAGCATCAGCCCGGTCTCCATCGATCGGTTGAACTCACCGATCTCCAGGCTGTCAAACGGGGTGCGGCCGGCATAGTCGGTGACGCCGCCGTTCAGGGACATGGGACCCTGGAACCCGCCAAGCAGGAAGACTTCGTGGAAGCCGGTCTCTACGTTGAGCCCGGTGTTGGAACCCTGTGAGATCACGTCGCCGTAGAACAGCCGCGGATCGTACATGTACATCGGTTCGATGGCGACGATCAGGCCGGTCGGGTCGTTCTTCTGTTGGACGTACCGGACGTGCGTACCGGCGATGAGGGTGTCGGCGTCGTAGGAGCCCATCGGAGAGACGGTGCCACGCATACCGAGCGAGCAGTCGATGACAGGCCCGCCGTTCTCGGGTTGGACACGGTAGCAGCGGACGCTGGGCAGCGCGTCGATGACGAAGCCGTACTGTACCGTGCTGGAGGCAGCCAGGTCGGTGTTGTGCGCAGTGATCGCACCGGCAGGGTCAGACACCGGGTTTTGTCCGGCGGCGGAGCCTGGCTGCAGACGAGAATTCCAGTCCAGGTTACGCGCAAGGCGGGCGAGCCCGTCCATTGCGGTCCTGATCTTCTTGAATGGTGATGGCATTGTCTTATCCGGTTATGGGCTGAGTACGCCCTAGGGGGCCCGGCTGATGCCGGGCCCCCAATACCAATGCTGATCACTACGGTGCTGGTGCGGCTACTCCGTAGGTCAGCCAGAGGAACAACAGTGTCAGCGATTCGTTGACAACCATGTCCTGCGCCGTCACCGCCCCACCGTAGCCGACGATGACCACGGAGTTCATGACGATCGTCACCGTATCACCGGTGTCGCCACCGGAGGCGCAGTTCGCCTGGGCGGTAAACGTCAGGGTGTTGGTGTCGGCGTTACACACGTCGCCGTAGGTTTCGTAGAATGCTTCAGCAAGCGCGGCAGGTCCCATGACCCGCTGCACGGTTGCCTGCCCTTGGGTTCGACCGGCAACGAGATACACGTCGCTCGACGCGACCTCGTACAATCGTGTGACGTTCTGCTGGTATTGCCATTGCACGCTTTGAGCGAGCAAGCCAGCGCCGAATTCGTCGAATGCCAGCGAGGCCCCGTCAGCAGAGAACGCACCACCAAAGGTGACTTCACGGGAGAAAATGTCTTGAGCCATTGGCTTTAACCTCCATGTTGGTCAAGTTCGCCAATCCTGGCGATTATACGATAATCTGCTGGTACACCTCGACATTACCAGCGGTGATCCCACGTTCCTGTGGTACCGGTACCACGAGACGTAGGCTCAACACAAGTCGGTTGCTCAGGAAAGCGTGTCGACGGACGACGCGAACCGTCTTGTCGATCAGCTGCCTGCCCACCCGCGGTGATCTCGTCACGCACATAGCGTTGAGTTGACCGTGCGCCTTGGCGATGACATGATGCTGGATCTGGCCCGCGCCATGCGCTTTACCGATGGTCGACCTCAACTCATCTCGCAGCGCTCCACAGATACAATCCAGGTTGGTGACCACCGCCTCATCGTGTTGCGATGGATCACCGTACGCTGCTGTCGTCAAGCCTCGTAGAGAGCGGGCGACACCGTCGTCGGCGCTGACCACCCACACTCCAAAGTCTGTCAACATCTCGAGCTGCTCCTCCGTGAACAGCTCGTCGGTCCTTGGCAATTCGTCGATGCCGGCTAGCTCTACGCCGGCCAAACTTTGGTGCGGCGCGCAGCCGGACCGGAGTCCGGCGAGCGCTGCGCACACGTACATTCCGTCGAATGCTACCCCGCCACCAATGGCACGGTCCGGCCACACGGCACGGACGCGTTTGCTGCCATACTCTTTGGCCTTCGCGGCGACCCGCGCGGCCATTGCGTCTGAATCCAATGTCCTCCAGACTTCGACCGGGTGGGCGAAGTCAGACGGTTGGATGCCCTGGCTATCCTGGACAACCACCGCGTCCTCGTTCAGGACTGCGTGGATGACATATTCAATATACCCATTTTCGCCGACGTTGTAACGCAGGATATCGCCCGGTTGGACCCCCAGCGACAGGAATTGCGCATTTCCCTCCTGAACGTCCACCAGGAAGGCCCCACCACCGGGCTGCTCCCGGACCACGGCCTTCAGCGGCGCCCCGTCCACGCTGTTCGAGGCGTCCGCCACAGCCACGGTAGCGCGCGCCTGCAGCGGGAGCCACGTGACACACTCCCGGCCCGTGGCGGCCTGGGAACGGTCGTCTACGAGCTGTATCACGGCCTCCTGGACTGCCGGATCGGTGGTCATCGGCACGACGCTGTAGAACCGGAACTTTCCAGCACGCCGGAGGGTCTCAACCCAGGATGCCGGATCGTCCGGGTCCGGCACGGCGATGAATTTGACAGCAGTGATATTAGAGTGCAGCTTCGCCATTTTCACACCGAACTTCAGCGGGTTGGCCGGCGACTCCTGTCCGGGGATCAGATCGAGATCCTCGCCATCCGCCAGGGCGTAGACGGTGTCTGCAAACTCGCTACGCCAGGCCTTGTACTGGATGTAGAGGTCGGCCTCCACGATCGGGAGCGGGTGCGGCTCACCGTCGTCGATCCAACCGCTGTCGGCCAGATAGATGCCGCCGCCAACGACGACGTGGTCGGCGCGGGCGCACCAGTTGTCGACCTGGCCGTCGAACGCTTCGACCGGGATCTCGATGTCGTGCCGTACGACACAGGCGCGGAACCGCATCTTCGCAGGATCCGCGGCCCGCATCGGCGCTGGCAGGTTTCGGCTAAGAACCAGGGCGTAGTAGTCTCCGTCTTTGGCATGCCCCAGCACCTTGGCGCTGAAGTGCAGATCGTCCAGCTTGACATCGATGACGGCGCCGACAACGCAGTCTTCCATGAGGCACTCGTCCTCGGTGACCAGGCGATCGTAATGTTCCTGGTCCGGCGTGAATCCGCCGTATGCCTGGTGGATCTGCAGGTAGACGTTGTCGGCGTACAGCCGGACGCTCCGCTGGTCGATGACGCTGTTCTCGGGGCGGTACGGGTACGGGTATTCCGTACCGTTGTCGCAGTCGTACTTGCCGATGCCGATCAGGGCACGCTCGTCTTCCACAGAATAGCGATAGAGTTGGGCGTTCCCGCCCACGATGAGGGCCTGCTGGCGGTCGAGCATGTCGGCACCGACGGCCTTGGCCTCGCTGTGGACCAGCTCCCGTGACAAACTGAACATCAATCTCTCCCTTTACCCGTAGTATGTCTCGAAGATTTGCGACAGCCGCAGGTCGGTGATGTTGGGACCCCATGGTCGGATGGCCCAGTTCTCCTGCCAACCGTACGCGACGGTGATCGGGCAGGCGTAGGCCTTGCTGGTCTCCTCGATCATCGAGAGTTCGCCAACCTGCAGCAACTCGAACTTCATCAGGTTGAAGTACTGCCGGAATATCGGTCCGAAGTGCATCAGGAATCGATAGGTCTCGGCCACAAGGATCTCGCACTCCCCTCCTTCCGGGGAGACGGCGAAGATCGTGTGGCTGCCCCGCCACAGCTTGGTGTATGTAGGGCGTCCGTCCTCGGTCGTGCCCGACTGGCTGTCGAACGTGAAGCGTTTCGTATGCTCCCAGGAGTTCCGCTTGACCAGCAGGGCCGGGCGGCGCTGGGTCATCTCCGGCGTCCAGACCGTCGCGTCCTCGATCATGACGCGGGTGGCGCAGGCCTCGGAGTCCCACAACCGATCACGGAAGATGGCGTGCTCGATGTTGTCCGAGTCCGAGAAATGCTCACGCAGCCAGGTGAGGAACAGGCTAGTCATGATCTGGGGCGTGGGCCCCAGCGCGCACAACGTATCAGGAGTTGAGGTCCAATCTTCCGGCATTTGCTCGTTCCTGTTTGGATAGCTCATCGTCGAAGATGTCGATGAGATATTGCGGCGGTTTCCAGCGTCTGATGCTTATCGGCAGCAGGAACGGGTTGCGCGGGGCCTCTTCCGGCTCTTGCGGCTGCAGTTTCTCAGGCGCGCCTTGTACTGGCATTAGTTCCCCTCCTCTGGATCCACATCGTACAGCACGTCACCAAATTCTACCAGCCGAAGCTCGGCTTGTACAATCAGGGGGACGCGTCGCAACTCCGCCACCCCGCGGACGGAGTTGACGACGTACCTTCGGTCACTATCTGCTTCGATCCAGACGTCGTTCCGTTTTACCGGGGGAATTCCAATGAACCGCCCCACGATGACGTTGTCATTGACGGTGCCGCGCTGGCTACGCTTGGTGTCCTCGTTCTCGGGGGCGCACTCGAACAGCGTATCCTCCACAGCTTTCCAGTATCCGTCGACCTTGCCGGTGCCCTTGCACGCAAGACAGTCCGAGTTGATGATGCCGCCCGTGATGGGGTGGACACACTCTGTGCATACAGCATTGTGGATCCTGCGTTTCATGAGGTAGCCGGGGAACTTCTCGAGCTGCCTGGATTGCAGGCGGAACCGGCGCATCATGGCCCGGGCCAGCAGCCACTGGCGCTTGGTCATGTTGCCGTACGTCTGGGCCACCTCGGACGTGTACGTCTCCTCGCTGGTCGTCAGGACCACGCGGTAGGCCGCCCGCAGGCCCTTGCCGCACTCCCGTTGCTCATCGTCGATGGCGTAGAACTGGTTGACGACAGGCGCACCGACATCCTCCCAGTCGTCCGGCTCGTCCCAGTTGGGGTTCGCCTGGAGCTGGAACGAATGCGGCTCTGGCCAGAGGAAATCGTCGCGGAGCTCCCACGTGACACGCGCTACGCCGGAGCGCAGGGCATAGTCCACGTAGATGCGATCGAACGGCTCGCCGTAGTTGTCACGAGTTCTGGGCATTATGCCTGCTCCAGGTAGTTGGCGGCTTTACGCAGGGTGTCTGGATTGTCTTGGGACCGTCCGAGCATGTTGTTGCAGTTGTTACACAAAAGGCCGCGGATCTTTCCGGTCGCATGGTCGTGATCCACAGCAAGACGTTTCACTTTACCGCGCAGGGTAGCCGTCTCCGTGTTACCGCAGATGGCACACACGCCAGCCTGTTTCTCCAAGAGCTCGTCGTAGTTGTCTATACCGTACCGGCGTTTGCGTTCGTTTGCGCTGCACCGCGCCCGGTATTCTGGCGTATTGCCATGTTTTGCTCGCCATTCGCGCTCATGCACGCGGCAGCACTTACGGCAGTAATTGTGCAGCCCGTCGCTGCTGCCACGGCTCTTGTTGAACTCCGTCAGCGGCTTCGACTCCTTGCACTTGCTACAGCGTTTCGTCTTGGTCTTACCAGCGGTAGCCATAACCTGCCCTTCCATATCCGTAGCCGTATCCGTAGCCCGCACCAAACGCGCTGAAGCACTTGGACATGTTGATGGAGGCCTTCTGATGCATCACGAGCGATCGGAACTTCTGGAACCGTTCCTTCCAGGCCTGGTTGTAGTCGCGGGCCTTGGCCTTGTCGTCGAGCGATACCCCACCGGCGCTGTACTGCAGCTTGTTCCGGCGGTAATGCTCCTCGGCCAGCTCGAACAGGTAGTGGTGGATGCCGGCCAGCCAGATCTCCCTGAACGGGAAGTTCTTGGTGGAGTACGTGGCCCCGAGGATCGGCGGAGGCTGGTTGTTCCAGAAGGTGACTGTCCTCACGGCGGCGAAGCAGATCTCCGTCAGGTCGAAGTCGAAGTTGTCGATCAGCTCGTTCATGAGCGGGTCGGCGTCACGGAGGCCCAGCCGCACGTCGTCGATGGTCGGCGGGCCTACCTGCGGGTTCTGCTGCGGATTGTGCCATGCGCTGTGGCCGACGTACAGGTAGACCTCGTACAGCCACACCGGACAGGCATCGGTATCGGTGTCCGGGTCCACGCCCGGCTCGAAGATGCCGAAGTTCACCAGATAGATGCCGGTCTTCGTGTAGATCTGTTCCGGGACCTCCACACGCACGATGCCCTTCTCGGCATCGAAGATCACGGCCTCGTTCTGGTAGAGGTTCTTGTCGATCAGTGAGGCCTCCCGCCAGCGGACCTTGACGACAGGCAACTCGATGGCACAGGACGATTCGTGGCTGTGACTCAGGCTGCACTCCGGGTCGATCAGCGGGCCTTCAATGAACATGAAGGTATCCCAGTCGTTCCAGCCGAAGTTCTCCCAGTCTTGCTCGCCGACGTTCTGGTTGGTGTCGGGCTCGGTCGCGATCGTCAGATCCTCGAGGTTGATCGGATAGCCCTCGCGCAGCAGGGTTACCTGCAGCATCCCGCACGTTCCCTGATCCATGGCGATTGCTCGCTTCTTGCGAGTGAGCAGCTCGTCATAGGCTGTAGAGATAACCGGAGAGCGAACATTGATTGCGTCTGACCGCGCCATGATGGGGCTCCTTAGGTGGCACCCAGCTGGGTGCGTACTGAGTTGAGCTGGTTCTGCAGTCCCGTCGGGTCCTGACCCTCTTCCAGCGCATCGATCTCTTCCAACAGCTGTTTCTCGATCACCAGCTTGTTGAGCAGATCGCCGAGCGAGTTGACCACCGCCTGAATCGCCGAGCAGCGGTCCATTTCAGCGGCAAGGCTGGGAATGTTGATGATGACGTTGTCGTTGGCCCGACTGTTCGCGAACTCCTTGGTGTCCCAGTTGTACGGCCGCAGCTCAGCACGGACCAACTTGTCACCGTTGGGCAGGGCCTTCACGGTAAATCGATCGAGCTCTAGGTCGGTGTAATCCTTCTCCACCGCTGACGGCGTGGTGTACGTTGCGCGGGACGTGATGCGTGGCATTGCCATTTTGTGGTCTCCTACAGGCCAAACGAGTAGCCGAATGTCTGGATGTCCTCTTCGAAGAGGCGGTCCACCATCTTCCGTGTTTTCGCGTCGTAGTATTCAGTATACCGTGGATGGCCGGAGGTATTAAGGCGAGGCATCTCCTGCTTTGGGAGGCCTAAATGGTCCCATACCGGGTCCATTCCAACGGCGATTTCCTCCAGCTTTATGATCCGGTTCGGTCGCATGTTCCCCTGGCGGTCCTTGACAAACTGCACCTGGGGCAGGGTCAAGTGGTACCACGCCGACTTCAACTCACTCGGGTCCGCGTCCGCGTAGATCCCGTCGAACTGGTTCTTGTGTGGCAGCTCCTGCAGCACGCGTCGCAGCGTCTTGTTCTTGAGCAGCGTGCAGAATCGCCAGGCGGAGACCACTCTCGCCCACGGGTTGCGGACAACGGCGAACGACCACGTGTTCCGCACGGATGCATAATCGTAGTACGAATTGCCGTTCGGTCCCGTCAGGATCGCCACCTCGTTCTTGAGGTGGTTCAGATTGTCGATGCCGGCACACTGGACCTTCTTGAGGTTCCGCGCCTGCATACCGTTCTCTCGAAGCACATGGAGGAACGAGGTCGCTCCGCACTTCGGTACTCTTACCCAGATAATCGGCATCACTCTTCCTTTAGAACGTACTCGTCGGACGGAACGTACGCAGACGCAGAATATGCGTGTGCGACCCGGCACCTGCTGGGTAATACGCCCAGACGCGGAGACGGGATACCTCGATTGACTGTGCAGGGTCCAACTCAATAGCCAGCGTGTTGTTGGTTTGCATCCAGTTGCCCTTATACGGGTAGAGATACCCGTCGAAGAACCGCACACCGCCGCCCATCGCCTTCGGGATATTTGGTGCCACGATAACGTAGACTTGGTGCTCCCACTTGTTGGCGTCGTTCGGCAGGCTGTCGTCGACCCAGAGTGTGCCGCCCTGGATCTCGTAGACGGTCTTTGTCGGCGTTGCTTCCTGATCGTTCGGATGGAAGTCCAGGATAGTCAGGCAGGCGTTGCTGTCCGCGTCGGTCTGATCGGCACAGAGCTCGTAGCCGCCAGCTCCGTCGTCCTTGTAGACGCCCACCACGGTTACTTCGCCCCACCCAATGCGGACGTTATCGGCCATATTGACCTTCATGTCCTCGAACGACTCGTCGCCCATCTTGGCGGTGATGATTTTGATATCACGGTCACACATCCGGTAGCCGGTACGTCCTGGCGCTACGACAACGCGGACAGGATCGTGATCCTCTTTGTCGACGGTGTTCTCAACCTCGACCTGGCCTTTGTGGATGGTCTCCACGATGGAGACGCTGTCGGCTGTGATTGTGTGCCCGGCATCGTGTTGACACTGCGTAGGCGCGACGTCGCGGAGCTGATCCTCCACGATGTGCAGCTGCTCTGTCTCGCAGTAGTAGCTGTAGCGATTCCATTTCTTGGCCATTGGGCTGCTCCTAGTAGATCATGGCGGAGTAGATCCGCAGAATGTCGGACGCGTCTGTTACCTGCACCTGCACCTCCATGATCGAATTCTGGGTCGGCTGATTGGCCGGCGGGTCCTTTTTGGTTTGGTAGCCTTCCTCGGACCATCCTTTGAAAAATAGGTTGTTGTTCTCGCCGATGTTACGGACACGCACACGGGCGGTACCGGCAGTGCCAATCTTGTCCACAACGACCCACAGGTAGTGCCGCTCACCGTCGTCGATGTCGTAGCGGAACGACCCGACAGTGACCCAGTCGGTACTCTGTGTCTCGTACCATGGGTTGGTGCCGTCGGAGAAGTTGAGCGTCACATAGGGCAACACGTCGCGGGAGCCCACGATCTTCAGCGTGGTCCAATCCACTGTGTGGCCGGAATCGTTGACACATTCCGTAGGCGCACCGTCTTTGTCCTCTCGCCATTCCTCGACGATGTTGCACGTCTCACAGTCATATGAGTAGCAATGTTCGTGGGCCATTAAGTCACCTACGTCGAGTTTTGCCGGAACCGTACCGAGTGGCACCGGGCTGTCTTCACGCCGCCGCCTGTGCTCTTACGCATCTGGATCTCGAACACGGCATTGCTGGATGGCAGGTTGTTGATGGTTGTGGTCTCTTCCAAGTGGATCGTATCATCCGTCCATGTGATCGTCGCGATCACCTGGCTGTTGGTCACGTCGTAGATCCGAAGTTCAGCCGTGCCGGACGTACCGTTGCGGCTGACCACTGCGGTGATCTTATCGAGTACGGCGTTGGCTCCGTCGTACGGTAGGTTAGCCACTGAGGTCCACGTCACCTGGTTGACCTCGAAGTACGGCGTATTCTGCCCTGCCGTCGTCACGACCATCAGGTCAAGGTTCTCGATCTCGTCGAGCGAGTGCGAGTGCCCAGACAACAGCGGAGCAAATGCGATCCTGCCGGAAGCCGCATGGGCAAACAGCACGAAGGCAACCTTCTGCTGTTTGCTGGGCGCAGCAGGTGGTGTCTTGGTAAGGCCGCCGCCTGCCACCACGTACAGCACGTCGCCCGCGACGAAGCCCGATGTGTTGATGTCTTCCAGCTCGCCAATGACAGACGCATGCCCAGTGGTCGAGTCTGTCATCTCCTCGTCCACGATCATGCGTGCCGGCATCGTAGCCGGATCGCTGGCGTCAGATGCCTCGACAAGCATGACCATATTGACGGCATCCCAGCCAACGAAATAGCACGGCGTCCCCTTTGTCAGGGTGCCGGCGGTGCTCTTGCGAGCCCCCATCCTGGTCGTCAGCATTCGCGCATTGGTAGCGTCCAGTTGCGGCTGGATGTAGTCATTCAGCCCGCCCAGCCACGACAGCTCCTGCGCAGTGACGCCAGGGAGGTTCTTATCGAGTTGGAAGTATTTCTCAGCCATCGGCCCCTCGGTTCTTAGACGTCGGTGACCGTACCCGCAGTACCGTCGTATTCCGGCGTCTCAGCCTTCAGGTACTCGTACGCCTTGACCACTTCGCTCTTGTCGACGAGCGCGACGGCAGCGTTACCGAAGTACGTGGTGTAGTCGGTACCCTTCACGCGGCACGCGAAGGAGCCAACCGGCGCCTTGTCGTCGGTCTTGGCCTGTGCGTCCTTGAAGATCGAGACGGAGATGACCATGGACTCGGCATCCCGCGTATTTCGCAGGTTCGTGATCTTGTGGTACGCCGAGGCGTGGGTGCTCCCACACTCGTCGTCGAAAGTACGTTGCATACTCATTCTTGATTCTCCTATGTATTCCAGCGTAGCTGTACGGTTTTCAGGTGACAGACCCAGCGTACCACATCACTGGCAGCGCCGCTATCTGAAACCTGGATGAGCAGCGCCCGGTTGGTCCCGTCAACGGCTGCCTGTGCGTTGAAATTGGTGTCGCTCTCGTGAATAACGCTTGTGGACTGGCCCAGGATCGACATCGTGCCGTTGTCGCATTCAACGCAGCCAGTGATCTTGTAGCTGAACGTCTTGCCCAGACCGCTGGTGGCTCCGACGAGCATAGCCTCGAACGTCCAGATGGTGTTGCCGTTGACCGCCGTATCCAGTACCGCCAGATGCGTGGTATCTGTACCGTTGAGGTACAAATCAAACCAGGCTGTCGATGAGTGCGTCACAGATCGCGACAGCATCATCTCGCCGAACTGGTTGTCCCCGCGGTCGAAGAACTGGCCATTGGCGAAGCATCGCTCTGTGTACCGCATGGCCTGTGCTTCGAGTCCGTGTGCGACGCCGTACGGAGCATTGGCATGTACCCAGCAGTCGTCGCCGCCAATGACCACGCCATAGTTGGCTTGGCACTGGTTGTCGAGGCCGCCGACCACGCTGCCGTACTGGCCGCTCACCAAGCCGTTGTAGCCGCCGCCGATGAACCCGTAGATGTTCGAGACTTGGTTGGAGTAGCCGCCGCAGACGACCGCATGTGTCGCTCCGGCCTGGTTCTCCTGTCCGCCGCCGATGAAGCCCCACGGCTGTGTAATCCAGTTGTCCTGGCCGCCTACGATGGACGAGCGTGCGCCGCCGGAGTCGATCTGGTTGGAGTCTCCGCCGACAATGACCGAGTAAATGGCGCCCGCTACGTCGTCGGCAGCGTCGCGGAACGTCTGTAGGTCGACCGAGTTTTCACCACGGGCGTTGCCGGTGGTCGCACCCTCGTTACCGGCACGTATATTGTATGTGTTGCCGTCGGTGCCCTGGACGATGCCTTCGCCGAAGTTGATCAGCGAACCCTCGGAGCCGATGGCCTCGATCGTGTTGGCTGTATGGTTGAGTTCAACTGTCATTAGTAGATCACCTCAACTGTGCGTACGTGAGCTACCCATCGCATGGAATCGGCTGGCGCTGCGCCAGCCACAGAGCGACGCACCTGGATACTGAGCGCGTCATAGGTAGTATTTGCTACTACTTGGCACTCATACAGCGTATCGTCGCTGTTGTCGATGACGTCGACAACCGCGTTCTTCAGTGTCATCGTTCCGCCGACGTTCTTGATGGCACCGGTGACACGCCAGTGGATTGTCTTGCTCTGCGCGTCGTTGGACCCGACAACGATCCCGTCGAATGTCCAGGTGGCGTTGGCTTTCAACACCATCCCGTTTGAACCTGTAAGATTGGCACCGCTAGGCGTCAGGTCGTACCAGGAATTGTTAATGTGATTCAACGCACGCCGAATAGTGTATTCGCTGGTCTGTGCATCGCCAGTGGCTGCAAAGCGCCCGGAAGCCCTCGCTCGCTGCCCGTAGTTGTAAGCGTCGCCGTAATAACCGCTCACCTGTGAGTAATCGGCACCAGACGAAATTGTGCAGTTGCTGCCAAGCACGTAACTGTGGTCGGCGGTGGTGATCGTGTTTTGCAGGCCACCCAGGATAACGGCGTAGTTCGAGCCGGTGTTGATGACATTGGTGTGCCCGCCAGCGACGACGCAGTACAACGCGTTGACGATGTGATCCGTACCGGAGCCGATGAACGTATAGTCGCCGCCAGTCTGGATCTCGTTGTCCAGCCCACCACCAATGACGCCATAATCAGCGTTGATGAGGTTCTGAGAGCCGCTGCCGATGAAGCAGTTGAAGGAGGCGTGCGTCGTTCCGATAGCGTTGGTCGCACCGGCGCAGATGGCATTTCGGTCGCTACCGACGCCGCCGATCGTGTTGCTGCTGCCGCAGCCGATGAAGTTGTAATCAGACTGGGCCGTCGTGATTACGTTGCTCTGCCCGCCGCAGATCGTATTGGAGTTGCCTGCGAAGATGTCGTTGCTAGACCCGCCGAGGATGCTGCATTGCCCGCCAGTGCCTACGTCATTCACGTTGCCGAAACAAACACCGTAGATAGAGGCACAGTCGTTCGTGTTTCCCGCGACGAGGGCACCATTGGCAGTCGCCGTGCAGTTGATGCCGTTGATGACCGTCGAATAGAAGGCCGAGAGCTGGTTGTTGTTGCCTTGCAGGATCAGCCCGTAGTCTCCCGAGCCCGTCAGATCATGCGAGAAGCCGTTCAGAACCGTGTTGAAGGAGCCCGTCGATGTCGCGACGATATTGCTGCCGTTGCCGATGAAACCGTAAGTCGCCGAGTCCAAGTTGCCGTTGTAGCCGCCGCAGATCACGTTGTAGTTGCCATCAGCTTTGTTGAGCTGCCCGCTGGCTATGAGACAGTAATCCGAAGCCGCTGTCGTCACGCCAATCTGGTTGACCTCTCCGCTGACGATGGCGTTGAACTCGCCTGTTGTCGCAGAGATGGTGTTCGTGCTGCCGCCGAGAATAACATGGTAACCCGCCAGCGAAGACGCAGCGATGTAGTTGGCATAGCCGCCCAGAATCGAGCTGTAGCTCTCGTCGACACGGTTGCGAGCACCGCCGACGATGACCGAATACGTCGCCGAGGCTACCTGCGTTGCCAGGGCACGGTCAGTCTGGAGGTCGACCGAGTTTTCACCACGGGCGTTACCTGCGACCGTGCCTTCGTTGGCTGCTTGGATGTCGTAGGTCGCGTCCGATCCTTGGACCGTGCCGCCACCGCCGCCAGCCAACGCATCGAGCTGTGACTGGATGTTGGACGTCGCGCCGTCCAGGTACGACACCTCCGTCGGCGAGATCGTTGTCGGACCTGCCGCGGTGATGTTGTTGCTGTTCATGTCCAAGTCACCGCCCAACTGCGGGGTGGTGTCGGCGACGACCTGCGGAGCCGCCCAGCTAAGACCACCCGCGCCGTTGGACGTTGGGACTTGGTTCGCTGCTCCGGTGCTGGCTCCTATGTTGAACGTGTGTCCGTTCACGTCCAAGTCAGCACCGAGCTGAGGAGTAGTATCTTCCACGACGTTCTCAAGGTAGCTTCCGAGGTCAGTGATGTCCGACTCCGTGTGCGTATGCACGGTCGGAGCCTTACCATTCAGCTGTGTCTGGATGGCTGATGTGACGCCGGACAGGTAGCCCATCTCCGTAGGCGTGACGCCCTCGATATTGTTGCCGTTCATATCGAGATCGCCGCCGAGTTGGGGCGTAGTGTCTTCGACCAGGTTGTTGATTCCCAACCCGGTGAAGTTCACCAGCGTACCGGCTGTGCCGATCGCTTCGATCTGATTCGTTCTGTTGTTATAGTGCAGGGACATGTTTAGCCCTTAACCTGAGTAAGTTCTACTCGAGCCACGAATCTGACTGTCTTGCCTGCCTCACCCTTGCCGCGGATGTACAGCCGATAGTTGACTGCCCAGATGGTTGCATCGGCGTCCCACGTGCCCGCGGAGTCATCGGCAATGACCGTCTTGCTGACGGAGCCGATAAGCGACGGGTAGCTGACACCGGCAGGCCGACGCACGGCGTAGCTGAACTCCCACGCGGCACCCTCGCCGTCTACGTCTGTCCGACGCGCAACGACGTAGACCTTCACCAGCCACGTCGTACTTTCCGGGATGACGAGCGTCGTGTTCGTGCCGGGAGTCTGGCCGCGGTATGCCAGTTCCGTGAGCGTTGCTGTGGTCACATCCTTCATCAGGATGTGTGTACTCCCTTGTGCTACGCCGCTGGCTGTGCCGTTGCCGTAGTGCAGCCCCTCGTGATCGCTGCGGCCGTAGTAGCCCAGTACGATCGAGTGCGGCGACGAAGCTACGTTCAGGTACCCGGATACGAGAGCGTAGTTGGAGCTGTCGATGACCGAGTTGCCGTTGCCGCCGAGGACAGTGGCGTAATCGCCGCTGGTGATGTCGTTGTTGTACCCGCCGAGGATCGCACAGTAGTCCTGCAGTGCGACGATCTCATTGAGCTGTCCGCCAACGATACTCGAAGCGGTGATTGCTGCAGCGCCGGCCGAGCCCACGATGTTGTCGTGTCCCCCGACGATGACGCAGCCGCTCGCTGTGCCTCGCAGGAGGTTGGTGTCGCCGCCACCGAGGAAACTATACTGAGCGTTCTCGACAAGGGTATTTGCAAGACCGCCGCCGAGGAAGTTGTAGTCGCCGCCGCAGTAGTTGCTATTTCCGCCAACGAGTACTGAGTAGATGGTGCCAAGCGAGCTGGCATCATCCATGTCGTTGCTAAAACCTCCAACGATCACATTGTGTCCGCCCGTCGAGTTGACGTGCGTCAGGTTGATCGTGTTCTGCCGGCCGCTGAAGATGGCACAGTGCGACGTGTAGCCGCCGCTGATCGTATTCTCTTGGCCGCCACCGATAACTGCGTGCGGTCCGCCGCTGATCGTGTGGTCTTGGCCGCCCAGGATGCTCTGGTAATCGCCCGTACCGGAGATGTCACTCGAGAAGCCGAGTACGACACAGTAAGCATTGCCCGCTGCTGTCGTATTGCTTCCGCACGCAACAAGCCCGCCACCGCCGGCTACCGTATGATTGAGGCCGCCAACCAGATTGCGGTTGCCAGATACAGTGTTCGTATCGCCGCCGATAAGGTTGTGCGTGCCGGAGACGGTGAGGGCGTAGCCGCCGAGAGCCGCGCTATAGTCGCCAGAGGCAGTATTGCGGCCTCCGCCAACAATAACTGAGCCGGTGCCTGATGCAACTTGCGTTACTGCATTGCGATCAGTCTGGAGGTCGACCGAATTCTCGCCGCGGGCGTTGCCTGCGGTAGCGCCCTCGTCGGCCGCCTGGATATCGTAAGTCTCATCGACACCTTGGGTTGTTCCGCCGGCGTAATCCCAGGACGCACCGCCAGCGCCGTCAGAGACGACGGCCTGGCCAGCTAGCCCGGTGCCGCCACTGATCGAGAAGGTGTTGCCGTTGAGGTCGAGGTCACCACCCAACTGAGGAGTGGTGTCCTCGACCACGTTGGCAAGCTTTCCGTTGATCTGAGTCTGGATGGCGGAGGTAACACCGGACAGGTAGCTAATCTCTTCCGCCGTGACCAGTGTAAATCCATCATCCAGATTCCATGAGCGTTCAGCCATGTTTAGGACCGAATTTTGTTCTTAGGAACAAATTTTAGCCAGTCGTCGACACCAGCCGGATGAAGGCCACCCAGTTGATGTTCTTCGCCGCCTGACCGGTAACCTCGATCTTCAACGATCCATTGGTCGTATCGGCCGACACGTCCGCATCCCACTGCGCCGTGTCCTCGATACGGTCTTTGCTCACGCCATCGACCAGAGCTGTCGACGCGGCGTTGGTCTGGCGATCGATCACGCCGGCGAAGCGGTAGCCGGCCGACTCGCCGTCGACGTCCGTCCGGCGACCCACGACGTAGACCTCGAACAGCGAGGTTGTGTCGTTCGGCAGGACGATCCGGTCGTCCGTTCCGTCAAGGAACAGCTCGGTGACCGTGGCGTCGGTCGTTTGGTTACGCGCGACCAGGGTGATGGTCTGTGCGTCGCCGGGGCTCGAGAACGCCCCACCAGCCTGGGCTCGCCCAGCATACAGGTCTGGCGGCTTCGCCGCCAGCGAACGAGTTGATGGCCGTCGCCTTGTTGTCCGAACCGCCGAGCAACGAAGCGCCAACACCGCTGGCAACCTCGTCCGCGTTCGTGCGGCTGGTCTGCAAGTCGACCGAGTCCTCACCGCGGGCATTACCGTCGGGCGAGCCGTCGAGCCTCGCCTGGATGTCCCGAGTACCGTCGGTACCCTGAACCGTACCAGAGTCGCCACCGGACTGATCTGCCCAGCTCATGCCGCCAACACCGTCCGAGACCAGAACTTGCTGATCCGCACCAGTGCCGGTGCCGTCATTGATCGAGTTGCCATTCAAGGCAAGGTCGCCACCGAGCTGCGGCGTGGTGTCTTCCACGACGTTCTCGAGGTACGACCCGAGGTCGGTGATGTCGGCTTCGGTGTGGGTGTGGCTCGTCGGAGCCTTACCGTTGAGCTGCGTTTGGATCGAGCTCGTGACGCCCGAGACGTAACCGATCTCTGTCGCGGTGACGCCCTCGATGTTGAACGTCGACATGTCGAGGTTCCCGCCGAGGGTCGGCGACGTGTCGTGCGAAATGTCCAACGCGATCCATTCGGCGCTTCCGCCGGCAGCCGTCGCATTGAGGTAGGTGTTGGCCGCACCTGTCGAATCCGCGTTGTCCTGGATAGCCTGGTCCGCGAGGTCGAGCGTGCCGCCGAGTTCCGGCGTGGTGTCCTCGGACAGGTTCTTCAGGTACTGCGGGTGGTCGTCGTCGCCGAGACCGCCCAGGTTACCGTGGTCGACCGTTGCACCGATCTTGACCCAATCACCACCTGGGTGTGCGGCGTTGTAGACCTTTTGGGTATCCTCGGTTTGGTCCCAAACCGCCCAACCTTCGTCAGGTGTACCGTAATCCCAGCTCGAGCCGTTCCACTCGGCGATCTTCTCGGCTGCGCTATCCGTCGACCACTGCCCGGTGGGCGTGTCGCCGACGATGTAACGATCGCCAGTCGTTGGCGATGCGGGCGGATCGTTCTGCTCGGCGATGACCGGCTCCTGCCAGAACAGACCACCAGCGATTCCGTCGATCTGATCCTGGATGTTACTCGACGCGTTGTTCAAGTACGACATCTCTGTCGGCGAAATCAGCGTTCCACCGGCATTGATGTTGTTGCCGTTCATGTCCAGGTCGCCGCCGAGTTGCGGAGACGTGTCATGCGAGATGTCCAGGGCTTGCCATGCGACACTTCCGCCAGCACCGGTCGCGTTGAGGTACTGGTTGGCAGTACCAGTCGACGCAGCGTTGTCTTGGAGGGCGTTGGAGTTGAAGTCCAACGTTCCGCCGAGCTGCGGCGTGGTGTCTTCGACCACGTTCTCCAGGTACGAACCCAGATCCGTGATGTCCGATTCCGTGTGCGTATGGCTCGCATTGGCCTTGCCGTTCAGCTGCGTCTGGATGTTCGACGTAACGCCGTCCAGATAGCTCACCTCAGTCGAGGAGATGGTCGTCGGACCCGCGGCAGTAATATCCTGCCCGTTCAGGTCAAGCGTGCCACCCAAGGTCGGCGACGTGTCCCAGCTGATGTCCAGCGAGGAGTACGACATCGTGCCGTCACCGTTCGAGATGACGAGCTGGTTGGCCGTACCAGTTCCACCACTGATGGAGATGGCGCTGCCGTTCAAGTCGAGGTCGCCGCCCAACTGGGGCGTGGTATCCTCAACGAGGTTTTCCAGGTAGTTGCCCAAGTCCGTAATGTCGGACTCGGTGTGGGTGTGTGAAACCGGAGCCTTGCCGTCCAACTGCGTCTGGATATTCCCGGTAAGGTTCCGAAGATAGTCGAATTCCTGCGGCGTAACGCCAATCGGGAAATTCGCTGCATCGTAGGTGAAGGTCTTCTCAGCCATTAGAGTGATCTCCTTATCAAGGCTCTATGTTATGCAGTAACCTCGATGGTACGCACAAAGGCCACCCATCGGATGTTCTTACCGACTTCTCCAGTTACTTCAATCTCGAGCGCGCCGTTGACCGTGTCGGCGGTCACGTCGGCGTCCCAAGCGGACACATCTTTATGAACTTCCTTGCCCACCCCGGCGACCAATGCGGTCGACGCGAGCGTGCCCCTCTGGTCGATTGCGCCGCGAAACATGAACGACGCCGACTCTTCAACTAGCGAACTGACGTTCCGGCCGACGATCAGGATCTCGAACATCCACGTCGTGTAGTTGTCGAGAACTGGCTTCGCCGACGTCCCGTCGAGTGTGAGGATGACGGGGGATGCGTTGGTGGTGGTGCCGCGCATCACATAGGTACTGGCCTGCGCGTCACCGTTGACAGCGAAACTGCCCGCAGCCTGCGCGACCTGCCCGTACCGCTTAGCAACAGCCTGCTTACCTGCCAGTGTAGCAGAATTCTGCCCACTTGCGGTATTGCTGTCTCCGGCGAGCGTAGCTGCGCCCGCACCAGACGCCACTTCCGTGGCTCCCGTTCTGATCGTTTGCAGGTCAACCGACGACTCGCCGCGGGCGTTGCCACCCACACCGACACCGGTGTTCGCCGACCGGATATTGTACGAATTGCCGTCGGTGCCCTGGACCGTGCCGCCCGAACCGGACGGAGTCAACCAGGACAACCCGCCGACGCCGTCGGACGTTGGGACCTGTCCGCTGAGTCCAGTGCTTCCACTGATGCTGAACGAATTGCCGTTCACATCGAGGTCGCCGCCCAGCTGCGGAGTCGCATCGTCGAGGACGTCCTGCATGTACTGCGGATGATCGTCATCGAGCAGCCCGGACAGCGAGCCGTGGTCCGTAGTCCCGCCGATGTCGACCCACGCCGCGCCGTTGTACGTCTGTTGCTTGTCCTGGACCTGGTTCCACACCGCCCAACCGTCGGTCGGCGTGTAGAAGTCCCAGCCAGAGCCGTTCCATTCCGCAATGTCGTCTGCACGGCCCGCCCACGCACCGGTTGGCGACGAACCGACGATGTATCGGTCACCGACTAGCGGCCCGCCGGGCGGCGTCGACAGCTGGTCAATCACAGGATCACGCCAGGTCAAGCCCACGGACAAGCTATTGATCTGATCCTGGATGTTTGACGTAACACCGTCGAGGTAACTGATCTCAGTCGACGTGATCGTCGTTGGCCCGGCGGCGATGATGCTGTTGCCGTCCAACGTGAGGTTGCCGCCGAGTGTCGGCGCCAGGTCTTCGACGAGTGCCGTAAGGTAGTCGCCGAGGTCCGTGATGTCAGCTTCTGTGTGCGTGTGCGTGACATTCGCTTTGCCGGCAAGCAGAATGTCTACTTCTGTTTCTGTGTAGTAGAGATCGTTGTGGTTGTGCGGATCGTCGGCTTTGCCTGCGAGCAGCGCGTCGACTTCCGTCTCAGTGTAGTAACGATCGTCGTGGATGTGCCCGACGTCAGACTTGCCGAGCAGGAGCGTGTCAACTTCTGACTGTAGATAATAGAGAGAGTTGTGGTCGTGGACAGCTTCAGCCGCCCCGATCATCACGGTGGTGATGCCGTGCGGATTACCAGTCGTGTCGTCGACGTGGTCGGCTGACTTTATGAAGTTGAGATTGAGGGCTTGACCCGCGGAGTCCTCCGGGACCCCGTCGAAGATCCAGTAGCCCTTGTAGAGTGTACCACCAGGCATCTGAGCCTCCTTGCTTACACCATGGTAATTACAGTATAGAGGAGCGGCCCTCGGTGGCCAAGCCTAATGAAAAAGGCGGCGGAGAAGGGGTCCTCCGCCGCCCTTTAAGCGCTATGCCTACTGCAAGCAGGGTCTAGCACGAGATCGCTTCCGAGCTGTAAGCGCCCCAGCACGGATCAGCGGCAGCAAAGCTGCCATTGTCCAGCGTGAGGATCTTGGTCTCGTCGAGCGTATCGTCGAACAGATGCACTGCCGGCGTGTTGACGACGACAAGGTAGTCGTTGTCCAACGCGTACTCCAGGGAGCGACGCTCTCGCTCATTCGGCGTAAACCGCGTGAGCCAGTGTTGAATGTCGCCCCAGACCGCAAGTTCTTCGCCACAGGCCATCCGCTTTCCGTGCGGAGGCAAGAAGCCGTAGAACTTCTCGGACGCAGCGATGTTGCGAACCGTACTGTAAAGACAGGCGGTCGCCGGATTGGCTTCATTGATGGCCATTTGTCACATCCCTGTATATGCAAAGGGTTTGTTGGTAAAGGTCAAGCGACTCGGTGGTCGCCCCGGCTGCTACTCTGCGGCCGGTTGCTCGTCGGCAAGTTCGCCGCCCGACACGGTGTGCGCGTAAATCAGCGCAGCGTTTCGAGCGAGTTCACTCTCTCCGACGAGTTGGTCTGCGGACTGCTTGACGTAGTCGTCCACATTCGGAGCCGATTGCGGGGCGAAGCGTTGCAGCATGTCCGTCAAGAACGGGTTCTCGGCGGAAGCTTGCTTCACTTGGCCTTGCTGCGCAGCTTCGGCAAGCACGGCGCCGAGTTGAAGCAGCTGCTTCGCTTCTGCGTCGTTCCGAGGCTCCACACCGTGGGCTGCCAGCTTCTCGAAGAAAGCCGGAACGTGGATCCGGTCAAGCATATAGGACTGAGCCTGGAGGGCTTGGTCCTGAGTCGGAAGATTGGTACTCATTTGTTTTCCGTTCCGGATTGGGGTTCAAGGTTGATCCACAGGTCCCGCCTCCCGGGGTTTACAAAGCCCCGGGAGGCAAGCCACGGAAAGGGATTCGACTACGCGAAGTCGGCACGTGCGAGACCGCCCGTATGACCGATGCTTCCGCCACAGGTTTCGTAGGCGAAGAACTCGATCATGAAGGCTTCCCGCTTGATGTGCATCGTGGTGTCTTCCAGAAGATACGACTTGCCGATGAACCGAGGGTCACCGAACATGTAGAACGTATCGTCGGGAACGAGGTCACGTTTGATCGTGACGACCCACTTGACACCCATCAGGTCGATCTCCGACCAGCCGTTCTTCAAGAAGTCGCCCGAGAGGTCGCCGCCGGCCTCGTCGTAGCCCCACTTGAGGATTTCACGGATGGTGACGTTGTTCACCAGGACCGTGTTGACCTCGAGGTGCGACGGGGTCTTCGGCATGATCTTCAGGGCTTCTTGAGTGGTGTCACGCGAGATCCCACCGAAGATGGTTTCCCACTGGATGACTCCACTGGTCGGGACGATGGCATTCGCACCAACGAGGGCGGTGTTCACGGCGGTGAGGAACTTGGAGTCCTCTTCCGCGAGCATGTCCTTGATGGCGTTGTCCGAAAGGACTTGCCGAATATCCATCTGCCATGTTCTCAGTTCGTCAATGTCCTTGACGAAACGCGGCGTCACGATCCGGTCGAACATCACGCGGTAGCGAGGACCGCGGATGTACACGTTGATCGGCAACGTGGCGAAAGGGATGGAGATGGCGGCCGGCGAACCGGGTTCTTTGTCCACCACGACCACGGGCTTGTCCGTGTCGACTTGACGATCGAGATCGTCGTTCGCAACCTGGACAGGCGGGATGATCTTGCGGTAGAAACCATCTTCGCGGACTCGTACGCGGGTGAATTCGTTCACCGCGTCGAGCGCGTTCTTTTCCATCCCCGGCGTCTCGAGCTGAGCAAACAGCTCTTCGTTCAGGACTTGGACGCTAGAGGGACTGGACATCAGTTTCCTCCTTGCAATGGTAAATCGCCGCATCCTCGCGGCGCTGGGTTGTCAGTTACGAAAACGGACTCCCTTCGAGCCTAACCCTAGACGATCGGGGCAGCAGGCAGGAAGTAGGTCCAGAACGAAAGCACGGTGACGCCGTGGGCGTTTTCGCCGACGGGGCTCGTCGCGGCGGCCGACTGATTGTCGCCCTGCACGTGCCACGAGGCGATACCGCAAATCCAGTCGGTGTACTGAAGAGCGCCGACGTTGGTCAGGATGCCATCGGCATCCCCGGTCAGCGGATCATTCGGTGCGTACACCTGTTGATCGTCGAACTCCGTGGTTTGGAGTTCATAGCCACCGGTGGCGACCAGACCGGACATTACGCCAGTCGGGGCGACAGCCCACCAGTGATCGACGTCCGTGACGGGACTGGTCCCGTTGTTGTAGACGTCGGGGTGGTCCTTCCCGTTCCACAGGAAGATCGGCATCTGCGTGCCGTCACCACCCAGCTCAAACTCACCGTCCACGTTGATGTGCGCCACGCGGCCCGCGGGGACCTCGGTCGCACTGTCAAGCAGCGAAGCGGCCAGCTTGGCAGATTTGTCGAGTGCAGACAAGTGGAACCAGCCCTTGAGCGTGTCCAAAGCCTGTTCGAACATTTGAGGCACTTGACCAGGCATTCTTAACCTCCGTGTCAAGATTTGTATGCCAGCCTTGCGGACTGACGTTGGTTACAGGGTGAACTACTCAGTTACTGGCTGAGCAGTCGGTCGCGAAACGCACGACCTGCATCCGTCTCGTCGAAGTCAGCCACACGGCTGCCTGTCGCTCCACGGGCGCTAGCAGTCTTCTCTTGGCCGACCGGGGTGCCAATCGAGGAAACCTCTTCGGCGGTCCGGTGCTTGGCCAGGTCGCGGATGAACGTCAGACACGCGGCGTGGCCCGTTTCCGGGTCGCCGAGGGCTGCCGCCACCTTCTCACTCTGATCACCGTAGATGCGCTCGTTGTCGACGCACGCGGCAACAGCTTCCGGAAGCGCTTCCTTGACTTGTGCTTCCTTGGCTTGATCGGCAGCGACCTTTTCTTGGAACCGCTTGCTAATCTCGTTGCTCGCACGCAGAGCCGCGAGGACCTTTGGTGCGTTCGAGTTGGTGCTCATGTTAAACCTCCGGGTTCACAAAACCGCATCGCCTCGCGGCGACAACAGGATTTTTGGTGAAACTACTTTTGGCTGCGTCGATACAGTTCGGTGACGAAGCCCTTCATGTAGTCCCTGACCTTACGTTCGTCCGAGCCTTGCTTCGCTTCTTCGAAGTAGAAGCGGCCCGAGCTCTTGTGGTCGTGGACTGCGGCTGCGATCTTGGCCCCTTCGGGACCAGCGGCAGCAAGTGCAGCGGGATCGATGCCGGCTTCCATCAGGGCCATAGCCAACTGTTGGATAGCCGCTTCATCAGGCATGCCGCCCATTTCCGGCGGAGGTCCGCCTTCAAGGCCGCCCATCTCCGGCGGCATCCCGCCTTCGAGACCGGGCTCCATGCCAGGCTCCATGCCCGGTTCCATGCCAGCTTCCGGGGGAAGCTCGCCACCGAGACCTTCTTCAGGGCCGCCGCCGCCCATGGCAGCCAGAAGTTCCTCAGCGCCTTCTTCACCACCTTCTTCACCTTCGGGCGGCGCTTCGGTAGGGTCCGAGCCGTTGTCCTCCCCTTCTTCGGCTCCGCCGGTGGGATCTTCAAGCGCAGCGGTGTCTTCTTCCGCTTGCTTCAAGAGCTCGAGGTCGTGGTAGACCTGAGCCGCGACGAGATCGGCTTGGTGATAGGCTTGCTTGACGATGTTCTGGACAACGCCCGAAGCAATCTTCTCCATCTCGTCGCCAGCGTCAGAGGCGTCCGACGCTACCTTCTCACCAGCACGCGCAGCCGCATTGGCGTCGCCAGCCGGAGCAGGAGTGTCGCCGTCCCAGAGACCGTTGGCAACATCCGCGAGGATGTCATCGCCAAGGTCCTTGGCGCACTTGCAGAGATCGTCGTCACCAAGTTCGGCGAGCTTGTCGGCGGAGTACTTCTCGCCGTAGTCGCCCTTGGCCGGATGGCTCGTGCCACCCTGGTCGCCTTCCCGCTTGTCGCCCTGAAGCGTACCCTTGTAGTCCTCCTCGGTCGAAGGATCTTGGCCGGTCGGCTTCGCGGCATCGACGCCCTGTCCGAGCTGCACGTCTTCGGCCTTGGGGGCCGAGCCTTCGGTGAGCTCAGGCTTCTTGTTCGTCGTGTCGGGAATGTCCTCTTTCACTTTCCGCTCGTTGTCAGCGGATTGGAAACCTTCCACGGGATCCTGTTCGTTGTCGTCCGGCTTCTTGGACGGGTGCGAGGTAGGACCCTCATAGCCACCTGGGTCGTCCATCGCGGACTTGTCGGCGGCCGTCTTTTCCGCACCGATCTCGTTGACGAGGTCAGTGACGTTGTCGAATAGGCTAGGCATCTTTGTCCTCCATGACTTGGTAGGGTCTCTGCCTTGGCAGTGTTAAACCCGTCAGGTATTCATTGTGGACTAATTGAAGCAGTGCAGTCAATACGGACTTCACTGCTTAACGTACAAATTTTCCGCCGGAGCGGGTTCGGCCACCTCCTCAAGGTAGGTGGCGGCCTTTTTCAGCCGGCCGGGATCGTCTCGAAAGCACCCCAGGCCGCGATTACAGGAATTACATAGTAGTCCCCGTATTTCTGCTGTTTCGTGGTCGTGATCAACGACGAGTGGTAGTACCTTACCACCCCTGCGTTGCGTCTCTGGTTGGCCGCAGATGGCACAGACACCGCCCTGATCTGCCGCCATTTTATCGTAATCAGCTACACGGAGCCCATATCTACGTAAATTTAAACGCCGCTCCGCTGCTAACGTACGTGTTGGGTCTGCCTGCCGCCACACTTTTTTATAAGCGTTGCGGCACTGTTTGCATTGACCCGCGTGCCCGTCTCTGCACTGTTTATTTTTCGTAAACGCCTGTAGTGGCTTGGTTTTACGGCATGTATTGCACTGTTTCTCTGTCATCTTACCTCACAAAGTTTGATCTGACGGCCATCTCCTGCATGAATGCGGCGTCTGGATCAGCCGCATGGGCTTGGAGGAAGCCAAGCTGGTACAAGGCGTACTGCTTGGCCAGCTCCTCAGCACTGTCGACCATAGCTATCTTGGTCATCGACCGACGGGGGTCAGGCGCCTTCGGCTGCCGCAAAACGGACAGTTGGAGCCGCTCGATGACGCGGTCGCGAGCCAGCGACCATTCGCCGGCGTGTTTCAGCACCCAATGCCTGACGCGTTTTGGCGCTGGACCACCGGGCAAATAGGGGTTCTGACGGAGGTCCTCTTCGAGCCTCGGATCAGATGCCAGACGATTGTACACGCCTGGCAAGCGGTCCGCAACGGCGTCCGCTGCGGCTGCTGTTTTGGTGTTGTGTTCGCCGGTCAGCATGGCGATGAACGAATCAACAGGAAGCATGCACTTCTCTGCTGCCAGTGCTGTCACGACGTGGGCCAGCTTGTACGGACCCTTGCGGACGTCAGGAGCGTCGATCCGGAGCGGTTGCACAACCGGCTGGCACGCACGATCTTGCGCAATGGGGCTCCCGTCGACCTCCAGTGCGTTCTCTTGCTGGATCAGGTAGTTTGCCACCTTGAGTTGTCCAACGACACGCGGGTCACTCCAGGGGCCGTCTGTGAGGATCCAGAGAGGCGGGGTAACCCCAAGTCGCTCCGCAAGCGCTGCAGCACTTTGCTCAGATCCGTAGGTGTCTGCGGCGGCTTTGAGCATTTCTTGGTAGTCTTCTGCTGCAGCACATTTACCAAGCGTGTAAGCGATGCGATCTGCCGGGCGAAAGACCTTCGAGATGTCGAAGAAGCATGGATCTGGGTTGTCGACATGGAGCGTATGTCCGTCATCGAAAGTCTTGGCGAGGTTATCTCTGCATCCGCCATATTTGCACATCTCCGGTCCACAGTATTCTTTGCGGCTCTTGGCATGGTTGCCACAGCCAGAACAGACGTCATGGCTGACACGGCAGGCCATCGACACCGGGATGTCTTCGCCTCGTGCCAGTTTCTCGAGCTCTTCGTCAGCGACAAGCCCGCCGTTGCGATCGGCAGCTTCCTTGGTGCCGTTGAGCGCAACGATCAGCTCCACGCGCCGCATATCGCCATTATACGCGGAAGCTTTGATGATACCACGTCCCTTGGAGACGTCCTTGTTCTGATGATCGCGGTACCAGCGGGCGAATTTCTGGAAAGTCGGGTGATATGCCTGCAAGACCTCCTCACGGAAGCCGTCGCCGTTGCGGTTGGCTCCGTAGTACTCTTGGGCACCGACGGCTAGCAAGTGGACAGGGACCTCCCCAGGGCCAAGCTGCATGCTGGCCACCTTGTCGATGAACTGCACCGACGCGCGTTTCACGAACTCATCCATATCAGATCCACGGAGCCTGCCGTCGCGGCCCGTCTTGATCTGCTGTGCCACCGGAGCGTGAAAGTCGTACGATCCAGGAGTCAAAAGTTTCGTGAGTGCCATGGTGGGTTCCTGTTATTGAAGCGATTCGTTGGCTTTACGTTCTGCCTCAGCCAGCCGCTGCGTAATCGACGTGGGTCCGCCGCGGAGGCCCTGCATCGCAGCGTCCACGACCGGCGGCAATGCGGCCAGACCGAGCGACGCGGCGCCACGCATACGTTTGCTGGGGCCCTTGGAGGCCCGACGCTGTGCCTGTGCCCGGGCCATGTCCATCTGATCCGTTCCGCGGAATTTCCTGAGCAGCGAATCTTTCTTGTCGCCCGCGGTCAGCTGCTTTGCGCCCTCGCTCAGCCGCCGCCACTCCTTGTTCTTGAGACGCTCAGCATCCCGGATCTTCTTAAACTCCTGTTGGGCCTCATAAAGCTGTTGCTGGATCTGTGGGCTCGGCGGTTGTGCACCAGTCTTCAGCTGCTGGTCGATCTGTTTTTGGATCTGCCGCACCTTTTTGGCGGCCTGCGCAGAATCAGCCATCCGTTGTGGTCGAGAGTCTTCGAGGTTCTTCAGCTGCTTCTTGTGCTTACGCCACCGCTTGTTTACGGCATCGTGCGTACCTTCTCGCAGCATAACCTTGTCTGCTTCTGCAGGACTCAGACCGAGATGCTTCATCACGTCACGGCCCTGTTGAAACGCCGGCGCGTCTGTGGGCACACGGCCTTTGATACGTTGAATGGCCTCGAGCTTGTTCAAAATCGGCACCTTGTCGAGCCACGGCAGCGAAGCGCCAACAGCTGACGCAACCGGAGTCACAGCGTCGTCAGGCGTGAAGACGTCTGTGGCTGCTTCTAGCGGCTGCATGTTACGCCAATCCCACCCCCACTCGCCACTCTCCGGGTCGGCAGTAACACCGCCACGGCGTAGCGCCCATTCACGCCCGCTCATCGGCTCGCCGATGCCTGGCTCGCTCTCAAAGCGCGGACGCGCGGCTTCGCGGTTGACCAAATGCTCACGCGCGGCTTCAGTCGTAGCTTTATTCATCACGTCTTGGGACTCTGCGTGGCGACCGTGCTGCCCGCGGTAAAGCGCACTGCCGAGGCCGGCACCTACGCCGCCGAGGAGACCGCCGGTCAGCGTACGGCCAACCCAGTCCCCGCGACGTCGCCGCGGTTGAAACAGCGTGCTCAGCGCGCCGAGCCCAGCGCCACCAGCCGTACCGATGGCAATGTTGCGCAGATTCGGATATTGGTTGACCTTATCGAGGACACTCTTGCCTGCCGCGGTAATCCCGCGTTCAGCCGCCCAGTCGCCGACCCGCCCGGCCTGTTGGCCCAGCCAGTCTTTGGCGCCCGACGCAGCATCCCCGATACCCTGCTTGAGTTCAGCAAGGCTGAGTGCCTCCTTGACGAGTGCATGGCCCTCGTCATAACTCATCTCATTGAAGTCTACGTCGGGTAGCACGGTAATGCTCCTTACGGATTGGGCTTGGGCTTTCTGAGCGCGTCGAGCTGCTTCTTCTGCTCAGCAAGTTGCTTCTTCTGCTCAGTAATTAGATCTCGATTCTCCCGATCCTGTCCCGGCGTCAAGTGCTGGAACGACGGGCGCATCGCGCTGCTGACGTCAGACGGCAGCACCGGCATTTGCGCACCGGTCGGCAGCGGGTTCGGCGGGCCGAGCTCGCGGGACACACCCATACGGCCGACGTTGGCCAGCTGTTGCGGCATGTCGCGGTCGGCGACCTGTCCCTCGATCTTGAGCGCCTGCTCGACGTCGAACGGGTCGATCGCCGATGCCTGCTCCAGGTACTTGCGGATCAGGCCCTGGGCCATCACCCGGTGCTGCATGGCGCGCGGCGCGACCTCGGCCAGGTGGTTGTAGGCGTCGATCACGTCGGAGTGGTCGTAGCCGCTGATGACCGGGTCGGCGGACATCATCTCGTGGATCATGGCCTGGGCACGGATGGCTCGCAGGTGGTCTTCGTGGCCCGGATCGGCAATCGACTTGAGGTGCTTCTGGATCAGCTCCTCGCGCGTCTCCGGGGCGTACTTCTCAGCAAGACCCTTTGCGGTACCGCCCAACGCGCCAGCCATTGTCAGACCCATGAACGACGCAGACTTAGTCTGCGATTGATTGTCCCATACTGAGCCTGTGATCACGTTTGGACGGTCCGGTGCAAAAGGGCGCAGAGTCTCCGCGCGCTTCTCCGGGAGAGCGGCTTCGAAGTCGGCCAGGGCCTTCTTGGTGTCGTTGAAGCGGGCGATCGCGTCGACAGCGGACTTGATCAGCGAGTAGGGCGCCTCGTCCCAGTCGACATCGTGGGTCACCTGGGATGGTTGGGCGTACGCCTGCTTGAACATCACGGTGGACTTCTCGACCAGGCCGCGGCCCGTCTGTCCGTAGCGTGCTCCGGCATTGGCCCAGACCTCGTTGATCGGGCGGCTGTCAAACCGGCGGAAGTAGTTGGCCAGCTTCTCGACGCCGTTCGTCACGTCGTACGCCGATTTGATCGCAGCGTCCTTGCGCTGCTGGTGCTCGCGCCGGAGATCGTGCATGGCCGACAGGGCCTTCTTCTCCTGGCGGTACGGGTATGCCGGGTACGCTGCCTCTTTTTCCTCTGCCTCTTCTTCGGCAGCTTCTTCTTCGGCGGACTCCCTTTCGACCTCCACTTCGCCGTCTTCGATCTCAACTTCGATGACGCCGCCTCCTGGCGCCTTGGTCTCGATCTCCAGCTCTTCGGCGGACTTCACCAGCGACACAGTGCGCGCAGCCTCTGCCCGGCGCTTGAGCCAGCCAGCAGGCGACATGTTGTAGTCGTCCGAGATGGACACACCGTGGGCTTCCTCGGCAGCCGTCTTGACCTCCGACGGGAACATCCGTTCAAGGATCTTCCTACCGTCAGCCAGCGGGAACGCCGCAGCCTTTTCGGTGAGCGTCTCGTGTTCGCGGATATGGCCGAGGCTTCGGCCGTTGTTGAACGCCCGCACCATGAGATTGACATGGCCAGCCGGCAGTTTTGCGGCGGTCGCAACCTTAACAATCGCATCGTCCGGATTCGTTCCGGAGTTGGTCAAATCTGTGACCTTTGCGAGAGCGTTGCTGATCCGCTGCTCACTCTCCTTCGTGAGCCTTTGCATTTTGGTCATCTCCGTCTGGGTATCCAATGTCGGTGGTAAGATATTCCAAGCCTTCCGGCTCGATGCCCATCGAGAGCATCATCAACTCGTGTGATCGCAGGGTCATACCATCCTTCTCGAACTCGGTGGAACGACCAATCATCTTCGGCGAGACGCCTTCGATGTACTTGATCCACGGGATGCAGTTCTGCATCGCCTGGACGTTCTCAGCCATCAGCTCGCTGCCGCCACCCGCCGCACCAGCCTGTTGCTCGAGTGCGGCCATGTTGTGGAACATGTTCAGGATGCCTTCGGCAGTGTAGCCGTTGATCTGGATGGTACGCGCGGCCACGTTGGCCTTCACTTTGATCACTTCCTTCGTGTCGTCGCCCCAATGCGCTGAGACCTGACTTGGGGTCTCCGGGCGCGTCGGCGCGTTGAACTTGTAGATAAAGGCGTCCAAGACTAGCGGGCCGCAGTGGTATCCAAACAGCTTCCACAGCAAATCGTATTGCCGCTCCGCAAGGCCGGTCTGCACAGCTTTGCCGACAATGATGTGGGTGATCAAGCCTGGATGATCAATACGACTCATCACATCGAAGAAGGCCTCCTCGTAGCGCTTGATCACATCCACGTCTTCGTGGATCTTCTGACCAATGCTTTCGAAGGACTCACGGGCCAACAGGCGAGCCTCGAGCTCCCATCGAGTCTCAGTGGGGGTTTCGTTGGCATCGTAAATCAAATAGGCCGAAAACAGCACGGGATCGGCATCCAGCGCCGCGAGCCGGTCTTCGTCCGTCTCACAGCGGTCCAGGAGTCGGCGGAACTTCGTCAGCTCCCTTACGATGCTGTCATCCCGTCCAGCGATGAGGCGCGAGCCGTTGGCGAGTTCGCCAGCCCGCTGCCACCGCCAGTCTGCGGGACGCCTCTTGTTATCGGGTCTGTTTACCAGAATCGACATCTACACCTCTGAATTTTATTCACGAGAATAATTTTCTAGTCCTCGTTGCCTACTTCCCCGGTGATCGCAACTTCCCAGTTGGTATCCTGGCCGTCATCGTCGACGGTCAGCTGCAGGTAGACCGCGCGGTCCGGGACCGAGTACGAGCCCACCCGATTGCGGTATGCGTACCCCGTGGGGCTGTAGAACTCCAGCGATTCGCCCGCGGCCTTGGCCGGGAGCTGGTCGTCGGGGATGATCTTGGCCGTGTTGAAGCAGATCGGGTCGATTTCTGCCGAGTGCGACGCTTCGGGGCCCAGCTCGCAGACAGCCCGATCGAGCAGCCTGACGCTGTAGCCTACCTGGACCGGGTCATCGGCGACCTGGCAGACTTGTAGACGCTTGATCGAACCCTCTTGCGGGTACCCAATACGGAAGCACATCGAGGTCTCACCGGCTGGCATGACCAGTGCTTCGCCGTTCGCGACGGACAGTTCTCTCTTGTAGATATGCATGTGGCTACCTTTGCTTAGACCTCACCCTCGCCGAAGTCGACGTCGACTCCCTCGTCCGGGTAGGGCTCGATTGTTTTCTGCTTGAGTTCCAGGGTCACGTCACCCAGGCTCTCGAACGAGTTGCGCATGGCATCTTCCAGCTCGGGCAGATTGTTGCTGCCGTATCTGTCCTCAAATTTGTCGTGATGCCAGTACATGTTGAACAGCAGCCGGCCCATGCTGTCCAGACCCTTCATCAGGTCCGGCAGGTGCCGATCGATCAGAGTCTCGTTCTGCGAGCCCTTGAGCAGGTTCGACAGGAGCGAAGTGTCGAGCACTTCCTTCTGGCCTGTCTGGGCTGCTTCCATGAGTTGCTGCCCCATCATCGGCTCGGGCGGCTCGGCCATCTGCCCGCGCTGGCGGCGTCCGCCACGCAGGTCGTCGACCGGGTACTCCTCTTCCATGCCGTAGTTGGTCGGCAGGCCGGAGCCCATGATGAAGTCGGTGGACTCGTACTGTTCCGGGATCGCCGGAGCCGACGGGGCGCTGGAGAGCAGATCGTACGGCTGGGCGTACTTGATCCGGTACTTCACGCCTCGCTGCAGCTGGGCGTTCTTCAACACGTCCTTAGCGGTCTTCTCGGCGCATCCGTAGTCGCGGACGAGCGAGATGAGCGCAGCCTTGGGCGTCGAGTGCCTGCCGTTGACGATCGCTTCGGTGCCGTTGTTGAAGACTTCCAGCGCGCTGGACGTCTTGTAGATGCCCAGCTGGAGGTCGACGTGGTCGCCTGGCACAAGCGCGGGCGGGTCGCTCGAGTCCGCGCACGGGTTGCAGCACCCGGGGATGCTGTCGCCGTCCTCGTCCTTCGGCGGGTCGGCAATCTTCAGTGCCTTGGCGCCGGGCGGTACGAGCAGCTCGTCCAACCGCGACACGAGCTTGTGGCCCTTGATGCGGTTCAGCACAATCTGTTCGACGCTGCTGGTGTTGTCCCACTCGTAGTGGCCGTGGCTCGGCGACGGGATCAGCTTGTCGGCCCGACGCCGGACGTTACCGTAATGACGCCAGCGGACCTTGTACCGCTTTTCCTCGCCCTCGGAGGGCAGAGTGTCCTCGACCTCGAACACGCTCGTACCGTGTCCGGTCGTGGTGAGCAGCGCATAGGTCGCTCCGACCTGCAGGCTGTCCGCGTTCGGCAGTCCGTTGAACCAGTCGTTGTAGTCGCTACCGGAGTACTTCTCGATGACGTAGATGTCGCCGGGGTGCACTTCGGTATAGGCCTTCTTGTCGCCGCCGACCCGTACCAGGACGCCGTTCGGCTTGCGGCCACGCGGGCCGTGCGGGGCGTGGATGTACAGGCACTTCTCGAAGGAGTCCGGCTTGCAGAGGACGTCGTAGTGTCCAGTCTCGTCCGGGTTCTGGAGCGTCATCGGCTCCTGGACCTTGTAGACCTTCGACTTGTCGTAGCGGTCGTCCTTGATGTAGACGCCGTCGCGTTGCAGTTGCTCGGCCTGCTTTTCGGTCAGCCCCCTGCGGCATGCTTTCGTGCCGTTGTATGTCCAAATGCGGAGGCTGCCAGTGTTGATCGGATCGGCTTCTTTCGCTTGGTCCATCGCGGACTTCTCGCGGAAGATGCTACCACCGACTTGGATGTCTCGTTTCTTGCGCGGCGGTTCCGTCGGACAGACGGTGCTGGCGGTCTTGGCAACGCCGATCGCTTCGTCGACAAGCTCCCGACCGTAGTTTTCGACGATCGGGCGAGCCAGCTGCGGCGTGGAGTCAAGGACCTGGAGGAACCGCGTAGCGACCGCGGCACTGGCCTTGATCAGCTCCGGCGCTTTCGGCTCACGCTTAGCGACGCGACCGAGCGCGTGCATGAGGCCGGGCATACCGGCGTCGAGCCATTGATCCGACGCGTACTTGTTCGGTGATTCGCGGAACTGGTCGAGCGATGGGCGACTGACGCCGAGCATGCTCAGGTTGCGTGTGACCTCTTCGCCGATGACGTTCGGCTTGCGGTTCAGCACGTAGTTGACCCAGTTCTCTTTGAGGGGAACGAACGTGTCGCTCTCCTTGAGGTACATGAGCTCGTGCCCGCGGAGTTCGCCGTTCAGGAAGAACACCGGAGCATAAATGAGTTGCGGCCCCACCTTGAAGCCAAAGACACCGACAGCCCGATCGTTGTCCTCATTTTTCTCGAGAAGCTGGAAGCCCAGCATGAAGTCGAGCAGCTGTGGAGCCTTGTCTTTGAGGTAGGCGTGTGCCAAGTTGCTGAAGGCACTCTCGAAGCTCTGGCTGTCGCCGGATTCTCCACCCATGTCCGCCTGTTTGAGAAAGTCGGAGCGTTGGAGCGAGCGGCAGACACCGCGCCAGTAGCTTACCCCACCCATCTGTCGTAGGTTTGTACTCATGTGCAGACGTCCTTGTCAATGGGAGCGACCCAGGTTCCGTCCTAAGATATGCTTTATATCCTACTGGATCTGACTGCAATACTGCAATGTCTAGGTTTTTGGAGGCTTCAGTACGCTCTGAGGCCAGTTCTTGGCAAAATCTTCTCCGGCGGCCAGCGACGGTACGAAGCTGGTGCTCTTTGTGTCCGAGACGGCACCGCGATGGACCGCGGACATCAGGTTCTTCTTCTGATCACTTCCTAGGAAGCGGACGAGCGGGTCCGGGTCGTGTCCGACCGAAGCCTGCGCCCGGACCATGTACGGTCGAAAAGGCGGAGCTTCGTCGTGGACATCGATGTTCTTGACACCGAACTCGTCCAAAACTGGTAGCATTGACGGCTTAATCTGGGTGCCGACCGTGTAGTGCAGCACCGGGCTCTCCAGGTACTTGCCGACGCCCAGTTTGGGGGCTACGGAACGCATCCCGTCACGGGGTTGCCACCCGGCCTCGAGCTGCTGGTACGGGATCACATCGCCGGGGACGTGATCGTCGTCCTCGTCGGTCATCTCGACGTGGTCGATCAGGCTCCGAGACAGCAGTTCGATGTTCCTGCGATTGGCATACATCTTACCGGCACGGTACGCATCGGCAAAGATGTCGATGAAGTAGCGCCGACCCTCACCGATGCCCTTGTGCTTGACGATTTCGGACGGATTCGGGATGCCGTCGCTGATCACGTCGCCGGCTTCGACGTTGTCGCCACGCTTCACCTTGAGGCCGAACCCGGGCAAAACGAAGTGCCGCTCGCCGCTGATGGTCACGTACTGGCCACCGGCGGGCGCTTCTGTGATATCGGTCACTTTTCCGTCCATTTGGGCGTGCGCAGCGCCACCTTTGAACGTTTTTGGCACCTGCACGAGCTGATTGACGTGCTGGAAGCCCGTCACGGACTGTGTTTCGCCCTTCACGCCGCCGGAGTGCTTCGAACTCAGGGCACCCTGTGTGAGCTTCTCAGAGAGCGCCTGTGCGGCTGCGATGCCAACCATGTCTCCAACCGGGGGCAGGTCTCCGCGCTCGCGTACGCCCACGTCACGGGCGTATACGCCGCTTGACGGGCCGGCGACCGTCGGAGAACGCACAAGGATGCGTTCCATGCCCTGATCGGCCAAATCTTCAAGGATTTTGGGCGTCAGAACTGTATTTCGCTTGTATCCGCCCATATCTGAGGCCAAAAGTGCCCCTTCGTTGTCCGGATCGTCGGTTTTGACCGGCAAACCACGCAAAACACGGCTCTTTTTGGCCGTTTTGTCCTCTTCAGCGTCGTCGGCGAGCACCATGAGCCGATGAGTGAGCTGATTCAGCTGTTTCGAGAAGTATCCGACGTCCATCGTGGCAAATTTCTCGTCGATGATGCCTTTCCGGGCTCCGTACGTGCCCGCCCAGTACGAAGCGGGGTCGAGACCCTCGCCGTAGCTCTGTTGCACCGGAAACGGGATCGTGTGGTCGTGGTGGTCGACGTAGAGCATGTCGCCGCCGATCAAACGCTTCAGGGTCATTTTGTTGCCTCGGGCACCCGATGCGACCTGGTCGGCGAGCGGGTTGCCCAGCTCTTTGGCGTCAGCGTACACGCCATCGAGCAGCTTCTCGTGCTCGGCGGCGGTCGCCTCGATGATCTTGGCTTCCTTCTTGTCCTCGTCCCAGTTGTCCTTCGACATGATCTCGCGGATGCGCCGGTTCAGGCGCTGGCGAGACGCCAGTACGGACTTGGTCGGACGCAGGTGCTCGATGCTGAACGACTGACCGCCGGTTGTATACGCCGCGTCACGGCCGACATCGGCGAGCTTCTTCGAGATCTCGCGGTACTTGTCCGGATCCTTCTCTGCGATCTCACGGAGCAACTTCTTGACGCCCTTACCGTCCAAGGTGCGTGTGTAGTCACGCATCTCTTTCGGCAGGGCCTCGTTGACCAGCAGTTGTCCAATGGTCGTCTTAAGCATGCGGAGGATCCTCGCCAGGCTTCCAGAGGCGGCTGCCCTTAGGCGGCGCCGCGAAGGAATCCTTGTCGATATGATCGCTGATGACGGTCTCGTTGATGCCCAACTGAGAGAGCATCTTGTTCATGACCTCGTCGCCGTCGCCGCGATCGATGATGTACTGGTGCCCTGGAGTCGGTTCCAGGGCCACAGCAATGACGCCGTTGATTGGGCACCGCAGTACAACGCGAGTCGCTTCGATGCGCTGCGGATTGCCCAACTTGTTGTGGAGTTCAACAATCATGATTACCTACGGTGCAGGCTTCGGGACATGGCGGAGATCGCATCGAGCCGCAACTGCGACGCGTCCTCTCGCTCCCCGTCGACTGGACCGCGGAACATCGACAACGCATCGGCTCCTGCTTTCTCAGGCCCGGACGGGGCTTCAATCGGGCTGACGGGCGCGTTCCCGCCGATACCCGGCAACGCCGGTCCGCCGCCGCCACCCTCGGGCGGGGCACCTTCGGCGCCGGCTCCGAGCGGCGCGCTCTGCGGCATCTGGCCTTGAGCGACCATCGCCACAGCACCGTCGTCCAGAATGTCGGGAGGCATGTCGATGCCCGTGTGCTTCATCATGTGGGTCAAGAGCTTCCGAACGCGGGAGAGCTCCATGTAGATGAAGGTAGGATCGATCTTGGGCTTTCCACCGGCTCCTGGGGCTCCACCAGCTGCAGGCGCAGGGGCAGCGGCTGGCGGTGCTCCCGCCATTGCAGCCGGGTCCATCGGCGGGGCGGCTCCTGCCATCGCCGGGTCCATCGGCGGTGCTCCGCCTCCTGCCATCGGATCCATCGGCGGAGCTCCTCCGGGCGGCATCGCTCCCGGCGGCATTCCGCCCGCCGCCGGATCACCTGGTACGAAAGCCTTTTTCTCGTTCTCACCGGCCAACCTCCATTCGGCAAGATCGAAAAGCATCGGGTTCATTTCGTGGGACATTAGTGCGACTCCGTTCGTTGTTCATGTGACACTACTAGTAGCTTACAGGGGTTGCGTTGATTCTACAATCCAAAACGACGACGCAGTCGTCGCGCGAATTTTTTGCTAGTGTTGCTAGCGTCCTTCGCGAATCTCGATTCGTTGACCTACGCCAATCTCTCCGCGCTTGTAAGCCTTGATCGCGTCGAGCTTCGAGTTGAAGACTCGGACGGGCTTCTTCTTGTCGTTCCGCGTCGTCGCCTCCCACAATCCACCGACGTACTCCATCGACGGGGCGTGGATGACTTCGAAGTCGCTGACCGCGAACAGGTTCTTCGACGGCAGGAGTTTCTCCTGCGCCTCCTGCACGGCTTCGTCGGTCGACGGCAGGTGAAACTGCATGGCGTCGCCGTCAAAGTCGGCATTGAAGCCTTTCACGATCAGTGGCGGAATCTGCAAGGTGTTTGCGGACGTGAGTTGTGGCCAGAACGCCATGACCCCGAACCGGTGCAACACCGGGGCTCGGTTGATCACGACAGGACGGGATTTCATCTCGGATTGCAGCTCACGCATAGCTGTATCGGTACGGTCTTTGACGGCCTCCATCGCCTTGATCTTGCTCATGCCGCGGCGGACCAGTCGACGGACGACGAACGGCTGATACAGCGTCCACGCCTTGTCGGCCGGGATTCCTACCTGGTCCATGTCGAGGTTGGGATCTGGCGAAATAGCAGCACGGCCCACGAGATCCACGGTGGACCCGAGAAGCTTGCGCTGCACGGTGCCGAACTTCGGGCTGGTCCCGAAGACGTGCTTCAGGATGCCCTTGACCGGTTGTGATTTGTTCTCTGGGCGAATGGGATCGCCAAGGCCTGTGACACCCTTGAAGGCGTCGTAGACCGCTAGCCGCTCGTCGGACACGTCATCCGTCATGCGGGTGAGTTGTTTCAGGTTGTCGTTCGCGTCGAACAGCTCCTTGTAGAGGAAGTTCGCGTCGTCGACGAGCCGGCCACCGGACCCCATCATGGAGACCGGGCGGAACATCGGCGGCAGCACCGGGACTCGATCCATCATCCAGTCCTTCGGGTGCTGCCCGAGCTTCTTCGCTGACTTGAGGAACTGCAGTCGACGGATCGCCTTGTCGCGGTAGGTCTTCTTACCGCTGTTCATCTCGGCGCGGGCTCGCTCGATCTCCTTGTCGAGGTTGATGTCCTCGAGCACTTTGGCGAGCCCCTTGGGGCCAGTGAGTCCTTCGCGCCCTGGCATCGACTCTTGGCCTGCCAGGATGCTCTTGAACTGCTTCTGTGTGAGACCCAAAATGCGGCGGATCGGTTCCTCCATCACCGGGTTCGGCATGGGTTCGCGGAGCTTGATGTAGCTCCAGCGGTTGCCGTTGTGCCCGCCGGTGAGAGATTCGTCGAACAGTCCGCCCTTGACCGGGGTGAGCTTGGACACACGCCAGTCAACCGTATCTACGTTGCGCAGCTCTCGATTGCCAGTCAGTTCGACAGCGTCCTTGCCTGTCATGGCCATGATGTTCAGGCGACTCCCGCGCTTGACGGGATTAATGCCGGCGCCTTGCAGCTGGGCCATGAACTTTTTGTAGATGAACGGCACTTCGGGCTCCGGTGGCGTGTACCCACTCATCAGCTGACGCCAGTAATCCTCGTTGCGCTGTCCACGGATGACGGAGGCATCGCGGATAGTCTGATACGCGCCGTGCGAAAGCAACGCGTTCAATTCGAGCATACCAACACGCTTCGAGCCTGATTCACCACCCTTGGCCGGAGATCCTTCGGCTGTGTACCCGCCTGTCGCTCGCCCCTGCAGCTTGGCTTCAGCGGTATGGTGCAGCTTCATCATGAAGCGGGCACCGTCGTGCACACCCTTCGTCGTCCGGCCTGTACGCGGATCTTCAATTTCCTCTGTGCTGTTGAGGCCGTGCTTACGCAGCTCCTTCTCGACGTACGCGCGCACGTCCCTGATGCTGTCGAAGTCGGCCATCGAGTATGGCTTCCCGGTCAGCTGCGCGATCTTGCCGAGGCTGGCTTCGAGCGTCTGCGCGGGGTTACCGCGGCTGATGATGCCGAGCGGGTTGAGCAGCATCTCGTAGGGCTTTCCGTCCGCGCCGCGCGGCATGTCCTCGTCCGCGACGATCTTGGCTACGACGCCCTTGTCGCCGTAGCGCCCGGAGAACTTGTCGCCGACGGTGGTCGGGTTGGTGGCCTTCACCACCACGGAGATGCCCTTCTTGCCCTTGTGTACGTCAGTGACAGTACCGGTTGCGTGGTGATCCCACTTGATCGACGCGTCGGACCAGGAGGCTTTGCGTCGGCCAAGACGCGGACCGGTCTGTCGCTGTTTCACTGCCAGGACGAGCGGCTCATCCAGATCGACCTCCTGGCCGGGCTTGATGACGCCGTCTTCGTCGTACTTTTCCAGGACCCGCCGGTCGTACTTGCCGGGGAAGATCGACTGGAACGCGTTCTTGCTGTGCTTGACGCCCTCGCCGAGGTCGAGCGTGTTCTGGTACATGTGCTCAGACGCCGATCGCTTGGCGAACGACTCCGAGATCACGATGGCGTCCTCGAAGTTGTGCCCCTTGTACGCCATGTAGGCGATTCGCGCATTCAGCCCTAGAGCTGTGACTCCTTCTTTATCCGTGAAGTTAGAGCCTGCGAGAAGTTGGCCAGCCTTGATGCGATCACCTGGCCGAACGACGGGCGTGTTATGCACGAACGTTTTTCGGTTGTAGGGGTGGTTGTTGTAGAGCTCGACGTTGTGGATCTTCCGGTCCGTTCCCCTGATCTTGACGTTATCCGGCGTGATTTCGAGAATTGTTCCATCGACTCCGCTCCTTACGGCACCCATGTCCTCGCCGAGCAGGGACTCGTAGGAGTCCTCGGTGCCCGGCATCCCTGATCGAACCAGCGGTGCTTCGGCGTTCACCAGTGGCAGCGCCTGCGTAAGCATGCGACTCCCCATAGACACGCGCTGGCCAAATGCGTTCTGTTTCATCGGGACCATACCAGCCAACGGACCGAACGCTTCGGTCATGTGATTCAGCTGGTAGTCCACTTTGTCGCGCGGCACGTACTTCAGCTTGCCCTTCTCCTGGGCACGCACGTACGGCTCGTCGGATTGCAGCTCGCCCGGGAAGGCGACAACTGCGTCGGCCAGATCCTGGGGCGTCACCCACTCGACCTTGCCGGTCTTGTTGTTGAAGAACTGGCTGTACAGCCGCCCGTCCTTGCCCTTGAGGGTCGCGTTGGCGATCCGCCCGTCGATACCGGTCTTGCCCGACTCCGGTGTGTGGACCGGGTCGATGAAGCCCATGTGACTCGGCTGCACCGAACGCGCTTCGTCCGGCACGGCCTCGCTGGTTGGGATGCCGCCCTCGCCCATACGGGTCACGCGCACGCGCTGATCGTACAGTTCAGCCGGGTTGATCTCTTCGAGCGGGCTGCCGAGGCCGGAGTCCAGCAGAGCGCCACGAACGCTCTTGTCGAACAGGCCGGTGCCGAGCTTTCCGAGGTTGCCGGGGAGGGTCGCTTTCCACAGGGCCTGCCGCAGCGCTGCACCGCCCTTGGTGAGCCGCTCGGCGAACAGATCCTCCGGGCCGATGACGCGTTGGAACGCCATGGCATCACGATCGTCGGGGCCTTCCTCGTCCTTGAACACACGCTGCAGCTTCCGCGTCGCGGCGAGGATCGTGGCAACGTCCACGTTCTTGCTGTCGGTACCCAACGTGCGTTTGTTGACCTCTGGGTCGACCTCCATCTGCGCGAACACGTCGCGGATGGCCTCGGTCATGGTCTTCTCGTCGTCGGTCGGTTCCTTGCGCAGCAGCTTCTTGTAGAGCTTCTTGAGCGTCTTGGGGTCCGACTTGGCAGCGTTGGCTGCATACAGCTCGTTCCCCCAGGCTTCGCGCAGCTGCGAGTCGGTCGCGCCGAGCGCCTTGAGGATCGGCATGAGCGGCATCCGCGCTTGGCCGAACTGTGCCCGGAACACGCCGGTCTCCGGGTCTAGAAAATACCTATGTCCCACACCTCGAGCGACATTGACGTGGGATTCGAGTTCTCCCGACTCTTTGACCCGCGTAAAGATACCGGGTCTAAGACGCATTTGGTGAGAGAGGGAGTATTCGTTCCCGTTGAGAATGAACGTACCACGTGGGGTGATGTAAGGGATCTGGGCGAGGGTGACGCGCTTCTGGTCGACAACCTCTTGGTTGTCGTCATTGGTGCGGAGGCGTACGGTTCCACGCAGCCTGCGACCCAGCGAGCGGCCCTCCAAGATTGCGCGCTTCTCATCGGCTTTTGTAAATCCTTCCGGGCCCTCGTAACGAGCATCCGAGACGTCCATAATATAACGCTGGTTGGTCGCCGGCTTGAATTGCTGAGCCGCCGACAACGCGTTATCGAAGATGGCCGTCCTGGTGGCGGCCACGTCGCCCATGGCACGGGCCCCTTCGGGCCCGGGCGCCAACGAGGAATAGAGGTTCGGCATTACACAAGGTCCTGTGCACCTGGACGGAACTGAATCGGAGCGACGCCGCCAGTGCGTTCCTTACTCCGGCGCTTCATTGCCTCTTGCGCGACGTTTCGACGGCCGCGGCGTTTGAAGTAGTCGTAGCTGAGCTTGCCGCTGAGCAGCGCCGCCAGCGTGGCGTAAGCCATGTAGGCGCCGGTGCCGAAGCCGCCGATGTTGCTGGCCTTCTGCTTCAGCTCGTCCCAGCCAAACGCCGCTTGCTTCTCGTGCGTCTGCGCCTCGGCGTATGCGTCAGCCAGCTCGTCAAGCTCCTCTTCGAGGAAGTCGTTGGCGGAGCCACGCTTCTGTAGCTTCTCGAGGATCTCGCGATACTCGTTCTTGTACGACTCTTCCTCGGCTTCCAGAGCAGCTTCGCGCCGACGTTTCATGAGCGCGTCCATGCCCTTCCAGCCGCCAGCCAGTGCGAGCGCGCCGGCAGGAACACCGACAGCCCAGGTAGCGGGCACGCCGCCGTAGTGGGTTGACTGGTCGCCCTTGATGTAGTTGCCAACGGGTCCCCAGTCTTTGTCGAAGAGCGGCTGGGTGAACTGGGCGTAGAACTTCGGGTCGAAGAGGTCGCCAGGGCCCTTCCACTCGATCGCCTCTTTGTCCATCCCGTACTTCTCTTCCTCGTCCTGCGGCTGCGGCAGCATCAGGTCGACGGTCTGCGAAGTCGGACTGGCCTGATAGCCGCGACCACGCGGCATCATCAGCTCGCCCAGACCGAACGCGCCCCGCAATCCGAGTCCCAGGCCTGCTCCGCCCAGGATCATCTGCCAGATGCGCTGGTTGGCCTGCTCTCTGGCCGTTTGGTTCAGCTCATCGAACCCAGCTTCTTTATCCATCAGGGCGTCGTAACGTGAATTGTCTGTGGCTTCCATGCCCGTTGCTCCCTATGCCTTGGACTTGTGGAGGGGCCTGTACGTACAGTTGGGTCCACTCCAGCCAGATTTTTGGATACTCCCAATCGTCAGGCCATTTGCGAGTCTCGTGGTCTTTCACAAACTGGCCGTTGCGGATGCGGTCTCGCACCCAGTTGTAGTACTCGCGGTCCTCTTCCTGCGACATGTCGAACAGCCGCTCATACGCCGTGCCGCGGACGGTCAGCCGTTCGATCTCGTGCTGCTTCAGCGATGGTGCAGCATCTCCAAGCAGCGGCACACCATTGGCGCCTGGCCAATGTAGTGTTCCGCCGTACCGTGCATGCTGTTCACCATGGTACTTACTATGTTGCATCTACTACGAGACTGCGTCAGGCGCGACCCGCTGTTGCAAGCGTCTCATCCTGTCAACGGCGCGTCGATACTCCGCAATCACCTCCCTTTTCTTCATATCCTTGGCGTCGAGCCCGGTGTTCTCACGCATCTGCTGCAGCGCGTAGCCGCCGGTCGTACCGACCAGGAACGGCGTGGCACCAAGGAGCGTCAGAGCGGCCATGGTAGGCATGCCCCAACCAGCGGATTTGACCAGCAGCGTGGCGTGGCGAACGCGTTCGAGGGTCTCGTCCGGGGTGAGACCATCCTCAGCGCACTTGTGAAGGAACCCGATCTTGAAAGCTTCTTTGGAGTTCATTCCTACCTCCCTGTAGGTTTAGCTCTGAGCTTCTCCGCACGTTTGGGTGTGAGCATTTCCTGCGGGCTGATGGTGAAGTCGGGCACCACGTCGACGCCCTTCTCCAGGATCTGGCCAGCGGATCGTCCATGATTCTGGATCTTGTGTTTCTGCTCCGGCATACCGGGCATGGGCGGCAGCTCTCCGGGAAGCACGATCGAGCGCTTCCGCTGGTGCTTGACCACATCCTCGATGACGCTCGGATCAGTCGGGTCGCCCTGCGCCTTGGCCAGCTTGCACGCAGCCGCGGCGTCTTCGAGCATCTTCTTGAGCTCGCGGCGCTGGCTGGGATACTTCTCGGGATCGTGCATGAGTGCACTGACCGCCCGCTTCATGAACTGGCCCGGAGGAATCCGCCAGTGGAACTGGTCGGGATCGTTAGCGTGGGCGCTGTCCGCGGCCGCTTCCGTGTCGATGAGTGAGATCATGCCACGTTCCGCCCAGAACTCGTACTTCTGGAAACGGTAGTGGGGGCCTTCTTGTACTGGCATTGCAGGGTTCTCCGTATGTCATCCTATGATAGCTGATCCGCCTGGGGTTTGTCAGGGGGAATATGCAACAGCTTTCCCTTCCTCGATCATCTTCTGATTGAGATTGATGAGGTTGGGCCCTCGCTGGCCGTACAGCTCGACCAGGTAGCGTCCGTACTTGCCTTTGACCGCTTTGGGTCGATAATCCCGCTTAGGACGTAGTTTTTTGTACGTCCGGACGAGCAGCCGGTACCCAGGAGTCGGGAACCCGTTGCTCTGTTTGGAGAACGCTGTTTCCTTGATCAGCCAGATCAGATGGTCCCTGGCAGCAATGCCAGCTTGCCGCGTTGCCCGTGGTCGGATCTCGGGGGCCTGGATGCCGTACAGCCGATAGTACATCGGGCTGACGAACTGGTTGAGGCCCAGATCGATGACGAGCTTGAGCGTGTCGCCATCGTAGACGTCGAGCTCCGGCTGAATGCCGTCGGGGAAGCAGAGGCAGCGATCGGGGACCCAACACCAGTAGTTGTAGTCCGGCTCCCGGATCGGCTCGGGTCCGTTGCGTAGCGTTTCCATCGGTCCCTCCTGAAAAAGCCAACGCCCGCCCGAAGGCGGGCGCAGTGGCCGAGAGGTCTATCGCTTCAAGGTCACGTTCAGGTGACCGTTCTTTGTCGCACGAAACGTAGCGTCGTAGCCGCGGTTGCCCTCGACGCTCATCTTGTGGATCGTGAACGACACGTTGCCGTCCTCGTCCGTGGTCAGCGGATGGCCGTGCTTGCACAGTTCGAAGTAGAGGCTGGCAAGTGCGGCGTCCCGGTCAGGCAGCTCGGGGCCGACGACCGGATCCTCGATAGCGGGCGGAGTCGTGACTTCCTGCACGGCAACGGTGCCGGCAGAACCGCCGATCAGCCCGCCAATGACAGCGACGATAACCGCGGCGTACTTCTTGAGCCGCGGCCAGCGGTCGACGACCTTCTCGACGATGGTGTCGTCGCAGTCGCAATCGCAGTCTCCGTCGCAGACGGTCTTTTCGGAGCAGTCTTCCTCGCACTCGTGCTTCCGATCGGGCATGACCAGTTCGACCACGTGCGGAATCGCTTCCACGACGCGCTCGCGCAGCACGGCATAGCCGCGATCGCCAAGCTGAGCCTTGGCACGTTCCAGAACATCGTCGACCTTGTTCAACAGCGCCCACTCCTCCAAGATGTTGACGGGATAGGTGCCGTCCGGTTGCATCTGCTCCGCGATCTCCGAAGGCATTTCGGGGAGCTTCGCACCGCGCTCATACGCCGGCTTCTCCTTCACCGGCCCTGCGGGCGGCTGGGAGATGTCGGTGTGCGGTACGTCATGGTCATTGAGGAACTTCTCGCGTAGTTCCTCAGCCGACATTTGCGGCACCGCCTTGGTGGGCCCTTGGGCCTCGACGGTTTCTTCCGGTTCCGGGATGTCGATGTGATCGTCATCCGGTTCCGGGGTGGTGGTGTCATCAGCCATCGTCTTCTTCCTCATCTTTGAAAAGGTTCGTGATCATGTCGAGAAGGCCGCTGCCTTCCGTGTGATCACCAAGTTCAATATGGCGGGAACCCAGCGGTCCGTGGACCGTGATCCCGGCTACCTTCACGGTCGCAACGAGCTCGCGAAGTTCGGTGACCAGCTGGCCGGCGCCCTCGAAGACACTGTTGATGTCGTCGGGCACCTTATGGGCGGCCAGTTGCCGCAGCAGCATCCGAGCCTGGCTCATGGTGCTACTGACTTGGCAGTTGATGTTTCGCAAATTGCGTGGCACGTTAGCCTCCTTGTGGTGCGGGTGGTAGTGGAAGACCTTCGATGTCCGGGTGGTAGATCGACATCGGTGCGTAGCAGCCGTAGCCGAGCAGCCGACCCGAAAGCGAATCGTAGCCGAAGCCTTGGTCGCCCCAGTTGCCCCAACTGTTGTGGTACATAATGTACCATCTGTTGTTGCGCCATACCAGCGCGACGCCGCAGATCGAGTGACCGCTGCGTCCGTAGCTGACCGGGCGATCGAGCAACAGGCAGGTGACAAACTCTTCCATGGTGCGGATGCGCACCCACTCCTTCACGCGGAAGTTCTTGGCGAACTCCTGCCAGCCGCTCGGCCGCGGATTGCTCCGCTGCGACCAGCCGACGTTCTTGAGCACCATGTCTCCGAAACGCTCGCGGTTGGCCGGCGTATCCGCCGGGATCAAGCCGCTGGTGCGGATCTTCTCCATGTTGCAGGAGAGCGAGCTGCCGCTGCCCGGACCAGACCCGCAGAGCTGATACAGCGACTGCGGCGAGAATTCGATCCAGTACTGACGCCCGTACTTCTGGACGAACATGTACTCGTATTCGATCGTCTGGTTGAACGAGGTGCAGCTGCCTTCCCCGTCTTGGTCTTTGGTCGGGACGCCGAGAATGCGGGGCGTGACGCCCTGCTTCATCTCGTAGACTTCCCGCCAGTCGGATTCGGGGATGATATCGATCTTGGTGTTGGCGAAGGGCGTGGATGCACAATACATCTCACGCTCTTCCTCGGTCTCCGGCAGGAAACCGCACAACCGGTTCGCGTCTTTGCACGCGACCTCGAAGTCGACGTCACACCACTCGTCCTTCAGTTTTTCAGGAACAAGTCCGGCTACCATCGTTTTACCCTCCGTGTTCGGCGAGAAGTGCTTTGAGTTCCGCAAGTCCCTTCGGGGCAGGACCGTGCCACAGGATCTTTCCGGACTTCTTCTCCAGAATGATCAGGGTCGGAGTCGGGTCGTTGTTCTTCCGATACGGCTCCCCCGTCTCCGGGTCCTTTCCATTGAGAAAACGGGCATAGGCTTGGGTCGTCGCATCGTCGTCCACCACATTGATCACATGGCCTTTGAATGCGCCCTTCCCCTCCTCCGCCCGCATCCGGGTCAGCAGGGAGTTCCACTCGGCAGCCGTCTTCATCACAGACGCGTCGCCCACCGGGTGTTTCTCTAGGAGGAACAATAAGTAACGGGGGCCCTTCTCCACCGGGCCTGGATCGGGGTCCGGGTCCGGCTCTGGCTGAGGGTCCGGCGTCGGACCTCCCTTACCGACCTTGATCAGGTGGATCGCAGCAGGTAACACGGCCAAGTCTTTATTCGTACGGTCGATTGCCAGGATCACTGCATCACTGTTCTCTTTTGGCGTAACCTCTGCCTCAAGAATCAGTTGTACTCCGTTTGGCACAAACTTCATCCGTACTTCGACACCGAGCAGCTCGTCGCCGTGCTGGATTTGCACCTGACGGACTGCTTTCCAGATATCGCCCAGCCGTGCATCAGCATCGATGTCGAACTGCACGTCGCTAATGCGGAGCGTCACAGTTTCGCCTACCTTGCACGTCGTCGGGCCGTCAATGACGATGCCGTACGCCGACGTGGCGAACAGCATCAGGAACAGAGCAAACATGCTCAGGAAGGGTTTCATTGCTTCACTCCTTTGGTGTGGGAAAAAAGCCGCTGCCCACAGCGGGCAGCGGCAGTGTGGGCGCTATTCGCGCCTTATATGAAGAACTTCATGATGATCGACATCAGCCGTTCGATGAAGTCCAACAGCGAATCCCAGTCGATAGCGGCGGCTTCCTCCTCGAAAGCGCGCGGATTCTCTTCGGTAAGTACAGCCAGGACTTGAGCCGACGCGACCGTACGGTCAGGGCTCAGTTCTCCGGCAGCGTTCAGTTCCTTCGCGACTTTCCTGATATTGCGGAAGGTAAGGCCGAGCTTGCGCCGTTGGCGCCGCGTGAGTCCGGCGTCGCTGGACTCTGCCTTTTTCTCCTCTCCGTCTCCGATGAGAATCGTCTCAGCGCCAGTGGTAATCTGGGCCGGAATGGTAATCGGAGTGGCTTCGCTGGAGACGCCGTAGGGCGCGGGGCCCATGAACATCAACGGCGACATCAGCATAAACGCGAAAAACAGAACTGCGAATTTTTGGCCTCGCATGTGAGTCCTCCTTGTAGTGGGTGGTGTGTACTGCGCTATTATCTGCCTGCCGTGTCGTAAGGTCAAGGCAGTTATTCAGTTGCCTCGGGTGGCATGAGGGTGAACATGTAGTGCAACAGCGGCGACTTGCCGAGATCGCCCGGCGTCGTGAAGCTGTCAGCGGTGTTTCTCACCAGGTCGGTAAACGAGTGGCGGACTGCATATGACGTGGCTTCGCTGCAGATCGGTGCCTGCTTCTTCTCTGCGAGAGCGTCGTCCGTCGGCGGCTTGATGAACCACCGAATAATAGGTAGGTGGCTGAATGCTACCCACATCAGGTGCATCATGCCGTAGTTCCCCGGTGCGCAGAAGTCGCGCATCAGGGATACAGCCTTGCGCCTGTCGAAGACGTGGGTATCGCCACTGACCATGCCCAGCGCATCGTTCCAGCGCAGCGTGGTGAAGTAGTCGGCGACCCGGTAGACGTCAATGTCGCCCGGACAGCTCTCCACCCTACTGGACAGTTTGACGCCCCGCCCTCCGCCGGGCAGCATCTCGTAGATCATCAGATCTGCCAGCGGGTTCTCGGTGTCACCGTTCGACCAACCTGCTACGCCGACGTGGGCGTACTGGGAGTTGGTAAACACGCGGATTGCGCGTGCGATGACGGGCATCCGGCCCCGGAAGAGCAGGATGTCGCCGTCAAGAATGTACTTCCTTGCTTTGTTGTACGGGATGCTGATTCTATCCATGATTGTCTCCCTAGCGGTTGCGGCGCACTAGCTCGCGAACGAACTCTCGCATATAGTCGCGGGTTTCGTTGGGCGTGCGGCGTGTGTCGTGAACTGGACCCCTTCCTGCTAGTTGGTCTTCGAGTGTCGGGTAGTGGCCTGTCTCCTGAATCTCGCGCATCGTCGATGAGATGCTTGCCGCGATTTCCGGCACCGGCTCGTGCTGCTGCCGCTGCGGCAGGTTGTGCACATCGTTGATCACGATGTCAGGCGACGCCGAGCTGCGCACCTGGTCCGTGTACACGGTCATGTCGGGCCTGCCGCCCGGCAGTGTGTGCATCTTGATTACGCTCTGCCGCCTGAACTCCTCGCCGTGCTCGTTGTACAGCCGCTCGTGCATCTGCATAACTTGCTGCACGCCGTTCTGCGTGTCCCGCGCCTGCCGTGCCGCCTCGTCGAGCATCGAGATGATGTTCTGCGTGCGCTGGTACTCGCTTGCAGCCGCCTGGCTGCGGTCACGCATACCCGTACCGTTCGCAGCGTCACGGACGCGCGCACGTTCACGCATCAACTCTTCGCGGCGTTCCTCGAGCTCGCGCAGCTCCTCCGACATCTCGGACGCCATCTCGAGGTATTGTTCCGGAGAGAGTGCCCCGTCGGGGCGATCCCCGCGGTTCATCCGGATCAGACGCGGACGACGATTACTCATTGTGATCCTACACGATTCCAGTAAGTGATTTGATCGCTCCTGCGAGCATACCACCCCTCTGGATACCATGTTGGGCTTCCGGTGTCAAACCAAGGAAGGCTCCGCCGATCTTCCCGATGGCCATGCCGAATGCGCCACCGAGCCCGGCACCAGCCGCCACTTTGGCGACGTCTACCGGCGAGACCCAGTTGGAACGCTTGGCGTACCCCGCTACGGCAGGAGCGGCTGTCGCGATAACTTTGTTGGCTGCCGACAAGAACGGATCGCGTTCGATGACGCGTCCCCACTGGTCCTTGTTGAACACATCGTAGTTCTCAAGCACCGACCCGGCCATGTTGCGGATCGGTCGGGTTGCCGCGCGGCCGATGCCCATCCAGTCGGGCTGCGCGCACTTCAACATGTACTTGTTCTCAGCACGCTGCAGCATCTCGCCGAAGCGGTCGGACGACATCTTGCCGAACTCGCGCTTCCAATCCTCGTACGGACCGGGATCGTACGGTGGCTCGTAGCCAAGCGCCTCGCTCGGCGCCTGTGCCTGCGGGTCCCCAGTCCAGGATCGCTGGTTGGGTGGGACCGACGGACCCGTCGGGTACGCAGGGCCGCCCTGCATCGGCGCAGGCTTGAACAGGCCCTTGATACCGTAGTGCTTGACGTTGGGGTAGCCGTGGAACAACCCAGCAAGTCCCCCAAGGCCAAGGCCGCCGGCGATCGAGAACTTCTTCTTGGCGCTCTCGTCGACCCACTTCGGGAACAGCTTGTTGGCCAGCCACCCGCCGGTGTAGCCGAGCCCGGCACCCAACCCACCCATCAGGAGGGCAGCGGTCGCTGGATTCGGTCCGCCGAGGATGCGCTGGATGTTTCGACCGGCCGCGCCGATCGTCGGCAGGGCGTCCCGTGACCACAGGCTTTCAGCCCGTTTGATGAACAGCGGGCCGAACTCGTCGGTGACAACGGTCCAGCCAGGGGCCCCTGGATCAGCCTCGTACGCAGCGTGGGCGTCGGCGGCGTACTTGACGTACAGCTCCTTCACCCGGTGCGGCACAATCGCCCAGTTCTGGCTGCTATCGCTCATAGCAATTTTATTCTCCTGAATAAATTTGGGCCCAAACCTTCATTGTACCACGGGCTAGTAGTCTTCGTGCAGTCCGATCATGGCTGGTGCACGCCAAGCTCCAGAGGGAAGCTGCTCCTGCGAGCGTATACGAGCGACTCTTCCAGTGTATGCGTCCGGGTTTGCATGCATATCTCGCCGCATATCGTCTGATAGCCCGGTACCGACTCGGCCCACTGTTGGTCCACCAGGCGACAAGGAATAGTCGAAACCTCCGGCACCAATATTGTGGTACTTTCCCTGTCCTGGGAAGATACTTCGAATGTGGACATCTGACTCCTCCAACTGCTTGGCTTTCATCGGCTTCCCGGTCGGCGGGTGGATCACGATGCCTTCGCGGGTCAGCGGATGTTTGCCCTCAACGATCTGTCGCCAGAGATTCTGCGCGCCTTCGGGCGTGGTCTCCTCCTCGGCGACATGGAACTTGTCCTGAGGAAGATATTGTAGCACCTCCTCGATCATCTTGCGACGCTCAGCGTACGGAACGTCGCCGACGGGCTGCTTGCCGCGCTGCTGGATGTCATACAGCATGTTCTTCAGCTGGATGCCGCGGTCGCGCTGGGTTCCGAGGGACTTTTCGATTGAGGCGTTGAGGATTCCTCCGAGTTCTTGCGGCGGGATAACTCCTCGATCACCATCCCCATCGTCCAATCCACCACCGCCTTCCAGGTCGGGTCCTCCCTTAGCTGCTTCAGCGACGGCTCGTCCTGGCTGGGCGGAGGGCAGCTGGGTGCTTCGATCCGGTCGGGTTCCATAGATCTCGCCTTTCAATACTGTCCCGACCAGCTCCTTCGGAATCTCCATCTCTGGCCTACCGCCGAAGAATCGCTCCGTATGGACAATCGGGCGTCCGGTTTTCTTGGATGTGCGGTAACTTACAACTTCGGCTCCGTTTCGCATCAGTTTGATGAGTGACGACGCACCATCGATCTTCGCCTGAACAGAACTCCCTTCCTGCATCTGCCCGAGAAGCGGTTCGACGTTCTCGGCAGGTACCTTCTTGTAACGCACTTTCTCGTATGGGATCACCTCCTTTGGCGTTGCATTGATAAGTAGCCAGTCACGATCTCCCCACTTCTCGGGCTTCAGCAGAATGAACCGTTCAGGCACACCAGACGACGCGACCGTGTACTCAAGCTTGGTCGGCGACGCCTTGGTAATCATCACACGCTGTTTCTGTTCCTGGCGCACGGTGCCCGCACCGTAACCGGTGCCGCCGATCGTACCCTGGAAGTCTCCATACCAGTGCGAATGCACAGGCTGCTGCCTCATAAACCGCTTCTGTCCGGGCTCCGGCAGCTCAGTGGGTTTCGTGGCCCATGAAAGCAGTCCGGTCTCCGGCGAACCGACGCGGTAGTCGTAATGCTCGCCTGCGCGGCGGGCATCATGCCTCTGTACGAACATGTCGACGATGTCCGCCAGCTTGGACGGATCACCGAAGTTCTTTTTGTCCGGAATTCCCAGGGGGCGATAATCGGCCTGCTTATTGATCTGGTCCCACGCCTCGTCCTTGGTCATCCCGCCTTCGATCAGCTCCCACGCCTTGTGGATCTGGTCGCGCTTGGCCGTCGGATAGACGCTGAAGTCCTGTGTCGGGCTGGCTGCAGTCATCATGCCGCCTGGGCGCTCACGCATCTGATAGCCCAATGGCGCCAACGAACGCATCTGCTCCATGATCGCTTGCTGATCGTTGGGATCATCGGTGAAGATGAACCGATCGTAGTCACGGCCTTCTGGCTCCGGCCGGCCATATTTCAACGCGCGGCCACGCGAGCCCATGAGCTCGGACCGATCGAGCAGCTGCTGCATAATGTCTTCCGGCAATACTTCCTCAGCGCCCTCCTTCCGCATCCGATCGATCCTTGGTACGACCTTCTCTATGACCTTTCGCCAGGCCGGACGAGCATCGACGCCACGGTCGTCGATGTACAGATCTGCCAGGGGCTTATCGGAGGCTCCCGGCGGTTGGTCCGGGTTCTCGTTGATATGGTCATAGGGAATCTCGTGCTCCTTCAGCCACGAGCTGACGAGCTTGTCGTTACCACGGACTGTGTTGATGATGATCTTACAGCCCTTCTTCTTCAGCAACTCCATTGCTTCCTTGGCGCCGGGACGAGGATCGCCGACCTTGTTGTTGTCGTACGGCTTCATCTGCTTGGCCAACGTGCCGTCCAGGTCGACCGCGATCGTGGTCTGGTGGGCCGACATCTTCTGCATCGGCTGGATGTTGAAGAAGGACGTCGTCAGGGACCCCATGGTCGGCCCGCGCTTAATATCGTCAATTACGCGCTCTACGGGCCCACTCTGTGCCAGATGGGAGGTCATTTGCTCCTGTTGACCCAGACGCTGGGCGCGGTTTCGTACGTTTTGTACGTTCTGGAGCGGTTTTCCGTGAAGCTGCTGGAGATGGGCCCAGTTGTTGTAGCCCATCCCTTTTGCGATGCGAGTTTGCTCACCGCTGCGGATCGAATCCCAGGTCTTTCCCTTCTGCGGGAACGCCCGGTGCATCTGGTCGATCTGTGGCTGGATGTCCAGGCTGTACTGCTGCTGCCGGATCGCCTGTGCCAGCGACGGCGTGATCAGCTGCTCATTTGGCTGGTTCATCATGGTCATGGCGACTTGTTGATCAACGCCGGCCCGACCCACCTCTGCCACCCATTCCTGGGGGTTCATGGCTGCCAGAGCGCCCGGATCTTCCTCCAGCATCCGGGCAGCCT